TGCGCGGCGCAGGATCGGTCGAGACGTGTTGATGCTGTACAGAGCCCGAGCATACGGGCGATCGATGCGCCGCGGCGTGTTCATCCGCTGCACGTAGCCCGACCCGTACACGGTGCCACCGCCGTAGAAGCCACCGCCGGAGCCGTAGCTGCCCCGGCCGTAGCTGCCCGACCGGCGTGGGTAGTTCACCCAGCCGTTACCGTCGCCCTTGAGCGCCTCGGTGAGGTTGTCGCCGAGCTTCTCCAGCGACTCCTGGATCCGCTCACCGATCTCCTCGTCCGTCGGGATGGCCCAGGTGTCGTCGATCCGCTCCAGGGCGCGCATCCCGGTGTTGAGGCGCACGGCGTCGTCGATCGTATTCAGCCGCTCATCGGACGCCAGGTTGCCCGGGTCGACCTGGTAGCGAGCCGGCGCCATGCCGAACAGGTTCGTCAGGTTGTCCCGGCTCACGCCCGTCGCCCACGGCCAGCCGTCCGGCCCGATGACGTACGTGGTGTTGAGCTGGTTGTATCGGACGGTCTCGGTGTACGGGATCTCCTTCGACCACAGGATGTCCTTCAGCCCGACCCCGTACGGCGAGTCACTCGAGCCCAGCCAGATGTCCCACATACGGCTGGTGGAATCCTTCTCGCTCAGCCCGGACTTGATGCCGTCGGCCATGATGTCAGCCATCCATTTGTCCTGGATCGTCTGCCGCATGTCCAGCGGGACGAACACGCCGTCCAGGGCCGGAGCCCCGAACTGCACGGTGCCGCCGTAGATCCCCTGGAACACGGCACGAGCGCCACCCTCGGTCAGGAGCTCGTGCCCGTCACCGTAGGTCTCGGAGTCCCAGACGGACAGCAGCAGACCCTCGGTCTCCTCCGGCGAGAGCTCAGGCTTGCGCAGCTTGCGCTGCTTCACCACCATGTTCTGCCGGAAGAAGTCGGACTCGAAGCCCTTGCCGGACGTGAGAGCACCGATCAGAGCCACGCCGAGCCGGTTCTCCGAGAGCTGCCGTGCCGTCGCCGACACCCAGTCCCGGTTCACGTAGCCCGACCGGATCTCCCCGGTCTCCGGGTCCACGAAGTTCGTCAGCGCCTCGGTCTGCCGAGGAGTCCCGAAGATGTCCACCTGCTGCTCGCCGTCGCTGTCCGTCATGGGCAGCTTCCACTGGTCGCGGTCGTACTTGTCGATCCCGACGTAGATGCTGTTCACGAAGGCGTTCTCGAACATCATCCGCTCCAGCGTGCCGACCGCGGAGACCATGAAGCCGTAGCTCTCCGCCAGGTCGTCCGGCGTGCCGCGCTTGGCGGCGTCGTCGGCGTTCGCCATGAGCTCGGCGAACATCTGGCTGGCGTCATCGAACGAGGAGGCGTTGAACAGCGGGCTCGCTCCGAGGCCGTGCTGGAATCCCCAGAGGATCTGTCGAGGGTCGCCGGTGTCGAAGAAGCGCTCCATACCGATGATCGGCGAGATGAACTGCTCCACGATCCACGGCATGTTCGCCATCGAGGTGGTGCCTTCACCGCTCACATCGAACCACTGGGAGAAGAACGGCGGCAGCCAGTCCAGGAACACGGCCTCCTGGTTGCGGAAGTCGTTCTGAAGACGGCGCGGGTCGTACAGGAACTGCCCGCCCTGCACGAGCGCCGCGCGCCGGCGACGACGCTCCTCCTCGTCCTCGCCGGTGAGCCCGAGCCCCTGTGCTGCCAGACCCAGTGCGAACAGCCCGGTGTGCGTCAGGCCACCCTGCACGAACATCTTCGCCAGGTTCACGCCGTCGAGCGCCGTGGACATGTCCACGTAGTTGCTCTCCTGGCTGAACTCCTCGCCCTTGATCGCGGCCTGGATCCGACCGATGAGGCCCTTGTTCCGGCCTTCGAGGAACATGGCGGCCATGTTGCTGAAGCCCTGCATACCGGTCAGCGTCGTCACGGTGTTCGTGAGGTAGCCCGAGAACAGCAGCGGCAGCTTCACCAGGTGCCCCATCAGGTTCACCGGCATGTGCGCCGACTCGCTCATCGGCTCGTAGATCCCGCGCAGCGTCAGACTGAGCGGAGTCGGCCGGAGCGAGCGGATCTGCGCGATGCTGTTCACCGCGGCCTGGTGCACGTCCGGTGCGTGCTTCTGGAGCCACGTCGGGTCCTGGTTGAGCTGCGCCGAGAGCTGCTCCGGCGTGACACCCAGGTCGGTGTACTGGAGCTCGTCCAGCGCCTTCTCGACATACCGGCGCGCTACCGCGTTCGCAGGCATCCCGTACGTCGGGTCCTGCCACCGGCTGGCGAACTGGGCGTAGTTGTGAGTCCACCGCTCGATCCGTCCGGCGTTGTTCAGCCGGGGCTGCTGGAACGACAGCTCGCGGTAGACCATGCCCTTGAAGTCCGATCGGCGACCGAGCGACTTGTACAGACCGTGCAGCATGTCGATCTGCTGCGGGGTGTAGTTCGCGGACAGCCCGACGGCCGCGGCGACCCGACCGGTCGCTGCCGTCGAGGTGCCCTGGAGCAGGTTGCCCGCCTCGTCCATCGCGCCACGCAGCCACATCTCAGGGCCAGCACCCACCCACAGGAGCGGGTTGAGCAGCGCGTTGCCGACTCGCAGGTTGGTCATCACGCGCATCAGCGTGTTCGTCTTGGTCGACTCGTCGATGAACTTCACGCCACCCTCGCGGAAGTTCTGCTGCGTGACGTCCATCGGCGTCGGCACGTCGTGCTCCTTGCGCCAGCGCAGGCGTGCGGCACGCCGCTTGGCGAGCACCGAGTCCGGCGCCTGGTACCCCTGGAACGAGGCGCCCACGCGCTCCGCCCCCATCAGGTCGGAGAACGACTGGCGGGCCGCCTCCAGCACGATGGGGTCCTGGAGCAGCACGTCCTCATCCGGATTGATCGACTGGATGAGGCGGTCGGTTCGGACGCGGACGGGCTCCTCATCCTGGTTGAGTGACTGGATGATGCGGTCGGTCTGCTCGTCCAGCATGTTCGCCGCGACCATCATGTCCCGGCTCACCGGCAGGCTGACCGTAGAATCCATGGCGTCCTGGAACGAGTGCATCATTCCGTCCGTCGCGAGCAGGTACATCGGGTCGAACAGCTTGTGCTCGACCTGCCCGGTACCGAGCGCGACCTGCACCCAGCCCTCCCAGCTCGTGACCGGCGTCGCCGAGCCGGCGCCCTCGACCAGCCGGAACCTCGAGCCCCCGGCGTTGAACATCATGGTCAGGTCGTGCAGGTGGATCTGCGGCACCTCGGCACCAGCGACCGGCAGCAGCCCACGGCTGGCATTCCACTGGATCTCGTCCAGGTCCTGCATCGCCTCGCGGTACCCGATGGCACCACCCGTCTCGTTCAGCGGGCGGCCGGACATCTGTCGCACCCAGAAGTCCACGGTGCCAGCCTGGTCCTCCCGCAGCCCGTACGCCTGCGCGGTCTCGACGCGCTTCGCGAGGTAGCGGTCGTACTGGCCGTCGTCCCAGCGCGCCGGATCGAGTGCCGAACGGAACTCCCCGACCGCCTCGTACGCGAGCTGGCGTCGTGCGATCTCACCCGGGCGCTCGCGGAGGAACACCGGGTCGCCCTGCTCGGGCGTGACGTCGTTGAGGATCTGCCACAGCGAGCCGCGGCTCAGGCCGGTGCGGAGCTGGGCGAAGCGTGCGGTCTTGTCGAGCCCACGCTCTGCCGCCGTGCGTGCGCCGATAGTCTCGTACGCCATGTCGAGGGAGTGGCGGCTCCAGTTCTGCCGGTCACTGCGGTCGTACGCCTGCCCGTTCAGCACCGGGTTGTCTCCGGCCGAGAACACCGAAGAGAACTGGAGATAGCCGTCGAGCTGGCTGATCTGGCCGGGCTCCTGCTCCACGTGCATGTGGAAGCCGAAGTCTGGGCTGATCCAGTACCGCTCGGCCGACTGCGCCGAGAGAGCCGGAGCGTTGTCGATCTGCGCATTGAGCCGCCGGATCAGCTCTGTCCGCAGCTCGTCGTTCAGTCCGGTCCTGTCGAACACCTCGGTGAAGATCCGCGGCATGTGGTTGATGAACCCGCGGGTCCGGATGTCCGAGTTGTTCATGCCGCCAGCACTGAGCACGTGCTCCGACCGAGCCTGCGGCATCAGCATGTACAGCACGACGGCGCGGGCGATCCGCTGGTGCGGAGCATCCGCCGTTGGGTCCATGATCTGCTCACGCCAGTTCGAGTTGCCGACCGACGGACCAGCCACGCTACGCAGGAGCTCAGTCACCTCGGCATCGACGTACGGAGCCGACATGAGCTGCTGCACCACCTCGACGGGCAGCGGCTGCGACTGGTCGTGCACCGCCAGCAGAAGCTGACGTACCGCGGTCGCGGCGGCCTCGCGCTCACTGGAGCTCATCTGGGCGTAGTCGCCGCCGTAGAAGTAGCGCACGAGGTCCGGCATGAAGTCGATGCCGAAGAACGCGAAGGCGTTCCGGAAGTTGTTGATCAGGCCACCAGTCGACTCCTTCGCCAGCGCGGAGTCGAGGTCGCTGCCCAGGTCGATGCGCTCGCCGTTGGCGAACAGGTCGTGCCGCGGCGTGTACACCTTGTCGGCCGAGGCGACGACGTACTTCATCGCGTTACCCTCGACCTGGAGCTTGTCGGCCAGACGCTGGAGCGGAATGCGCATCTGCACAGTCAGCCCATACTGGGTGTCCGTCTCGAACTTCACGATCTTGCCGGTGTTCACCGTCGCCGTCGGCTGCGGCACAGCGGTGTACACCGCGACGCCGAACCCGCCGGCACCCGGGATGAGCTCTGAGGCGAGCTGCTGCTCGACGTGCGTCGGAGCCTTGTGCCCGTGCCGGTACAGCAGGATGCGGCCGCGACGATCGACCAGCGGCAGGATGTCACCCAGACCGAACTCCGTGCCCCGCGCCGGACGCCCGGAGTCGTCCACGTTCTGCACGTAGCGCTCCAGCGCCAGACGCAGATCGCCAGCCTCCTGCGACATCGGGTCTTCGATCGCCGACAGCTTGAGCAGGTGCTCGAACTGCTCGGGCCGGAGCATCCGCTCGACAGCGCTCCGGGTCGACTCGATCGTAGTGGGGTCCTGCGGCATCCCGAAGGAGCCGAAGGCATTCACCGGCACGAGTCCGACACCGACGGCGACCTGACGGGCCGAGCTCCTGTTCAGCAGGAGCGCAGCGTTCTCGGTGACCGGCAGCGGGCTCTCCGGCCCCGCGAGGAACACGGAGTAGTAGTTCTCCGCCGACTCGGTGTGCGTCTCCGCCAGCGTCGACACACGAGCCTGCTGCGTCTGATAGCGGCTGTCACGCACTGCCGGGCGGTACAGGTGGCTGGTGCCCGCCACACGCTCGTAGCCCAGGGAGTCGGTCAGGTACTGGCCGAGCTCGGCCCGCAGGTCGCGGCCGCCATCCCCCTCGGTCAGCGCGATCACCGGCCACCGCTGCGCCAGCAGGTCCAGGCGCTTCATCGCCTCACTGCGGCGCTTGGCCGGGTCCTGAGACACCGCGAGGAACGAGTCGACCTCGACGGCGACCAGGTCATCCGGCGCGATCTGGTTCTCGAACCGTGACGGGAAGCCCTTCTGGTTCGGGTCGATCTGCGTCTGCGTGATGACACCCGCGGCAGGATCCGACGGCAGCCGCCCGGACACCTGCTCCCGGTAGATCCAGCCGGTCTCCCGGCCGCGAAGCTGCATCGACTCACGGTAGCCGCGCAGCACCACCTCGGAGATGAGCTGATCGGAACTGGCCGGCTGGCCGATGAACCCGAAGCCCGCCGTCACGAAGTCCAGGCCAGGCGTCTCCGACCGCACGGCATCCGTCGCCGACGAGACCGCGTCACCGGCCTGCTTCCCTGCCCGGCCGTCACCCCAGTTCGCGTCCCGCGCCTCGTGCACCTGCGCCTTGAGCGCACCGCGGTACTGCACGCCACGCTCGTACGCGAGCCGCGTCCGCTCGTCCAGCGCAGGCCGGATCCGCAGCCGTGACTGGAACGTGCGCCCGGCCGCAGGGGTCGCGAACAGATCGGTCGTCCTGCTCCAGCCCGGCACCCTGTCCAGGATCCCCGGCGTGTTGTCGACGCCCCGGTAGCGCGGGATTGCCTGCGGGTCGAAGTCGACCTCCAGCAGCATCCGACCGGCAGCGCCCTGGTCACCGGTCTCGCCCAGCATCGTGCGCAGGGTGCGAGCGCCCGGCTTCCACAGCTCCGGCGCCTCGATGACCTCGGCGATCGAGCGGCCCGGGTTGGCCCGCTGCCACGCGATGACCTTCTCCGCATCCCACAGCACGCGCTCGCCGTCGATCGACCCGCGCACGAAGTGGCGCCGTCGTGCGTCGGCGAACACCGCGTTGAAGTTCGTCTGCTCCAGCACGCCGTTGCCGAGGTCGTTGGTCATCAGCGCCATCGTCTTGCGCTGGATCACCTGCGACAGGTCGGTCTCCCAGCCCAGCTCGGCCTCGCGGCGAGCCCGGCCGGTGAACTGCTCGTTGTTCGCCTTCAGGACGTAGGCGAGCTTCCCCTTCTTGTTGGCGCCGAGAGCCGACGCCTGCACGTCCGGCGACTGCCCGCCGGCGCCGAACCACAGGCTCGCGTTCACCGAGCGCTGGCTGTCCGATTCGAGCTCGCCGGTGACGCCGCCGTAGAAGATGCTGTTGTAGTGCTCGGGCGTCGCGGGCTGACTGTCCGGGTGCAGGTACTCCACGTGTACGACCACGCGATCCCGGTCGGCGCCCCGCAGTTCCGGCATCGCCTCGACGGCACGCTGGAGCCGGCGCACCGTGATGGCACGCAGGCCCGACTGCACGATCGAGGCGTTCTCGAAGTGCTGATGCCCGACCCGGTCCATCGGGATCGGGTACTGCTGGCCGTCGATGTCGACCGTGACGCTCCGGGCGAACCGCCCGTTCATCAGCATCACCGGCGTGGAGACGTCCTGATCCTGCGCACCTGGCACACGCAGCGTCGTCGGGAACTCACCGGACCCCGTGAGCAGCCGCACCAGCGGAATGCTCGCCGTCGAGACGGAATCCGGCAGCGGCTGGGTGTACTGCCGCTCGGTGGCCACGTTCGTGACGAACTGACGACGCGGGCTGATCCCGCCCATCGCCACGGCATCCGCGGCCGCACTGGCGTCCATGCGCTGGTTCGCCTCGACACTGACGCGCGGGATGTCCACACTCCACTGCGCCAGCCGGAACTCGTCGAGCACGCTGGCCGCGATGCGCCGCTCCAGCGCCGCCGCGTCAGCCATGCTGGTGTTCGAGTCGAACGCCAGCAGGTGCGTGCGAGCGGCAGCCTGCACGAGCGGAGACTCGACGTCGAGCATGTGGTCCAGCAGGTAGCTGTAGGTCGGGTCCCAGTAGCGCCGGATGTAGTCCTTGCCCCATCTGAGCTGCGGCACCGCCACGCCCTCGGCCTGGATCGAAGTGGCGTCCTCGAAGTAGGCGGCCGTGAGCGCGTCCACCAGGGAGTCCCAGCCTTCACGGTCGTCCTGCTCGTTCACGAAGAGGATCGGGTTCGAGTCGTTGTTGTCCTGAAGGTCGTACGCCAGCACCCGGTCGACGGCGTCGGACGCCCAGGGCGCCTTCGTCTTGAGCGTGGTGCCCCGTCCCGGTGCCGTGACCGCGTCCCGGATCTCCGCCTTCTTCATCTCGGCCTGCGTCGGGTCGTTCCAGTCGATCGCGAGGTTCTCGCGGTACTGCTTGAACGCCCTCGAATCCAGCGCCGCCTGCATCCGCGGGCGAAGCTGCTGGATCAGTCGCCCGATCGACTCAGCCCGATCGAGGTCACCGGTGGTCAGCGCAGCGGTCTGCCGCTCCTGAAGCTCGGCGAGCCGGTCATCGACCGCGGCCTCGATCATCGTGTGCGCGTACTCCGCGTCAGTGCCGGTCAGCCCGAGCGCAGCGCCACCGCGACGCTGCTCCAGCATCTGCGTCAGCCGCTCCCGCATACCGTCGAGCAGCGGCTTGGCGCCCTCACCCGACGTCGCGACCAGATCGCCGACCTGCCGCATGATGTCCGCGACCGTCAGCATCATCTCGTCGGTGCGCTGCTCCTGCTCGCTCGTCGACAGAGGAGTAGTTGCAGAAGCTGAATGCGCGAACAGGATGTCGTTCACCGCACGCTGCACGACGAACTGCGCCTCGTCCCGCTTCGCCTGGGACTCGAGCATCGACAGGTACGTGAACTTCGACTCGGCCGAGGAGTCCGTGATCATCCGCGGGTACAGGTTGCGCTCCAGCAGCTCCTTCATCGACTTGCCGGTGAGGAACTGCTGGGACAGGCGGCCGTTGGCCGTGCGCTCGTACACGCTCGGGAACAGCATCGCCCGGATCAGCGGACGGCTGGCCGGCTCGTCCGCCCAGAGCTGGAGGATGCGAGACCGGTCCACGCCCTCCCAGGAGAACGTCGACCCGTCGCCGTCGGACACGTCGAGGTCGTCACGCGCGAGCACCTGCGGGTTCGCCCCGAGGTCTTCGGCGTCCACCGAGATCAGCATGTCCCGCAGCCGCTCATACTGCGTCGCATAGCCGATCGTGTCCGCGAGCGCCTGGAACGAGCCGTGCACCTGGTACACGTCCGGCGCCCGGCCCTTGTCGGTCGCCTGCGGGTAGAACGTGCGCTGGCTGCCGACGATCTGGTACCGCATCGCCGCCGGACCCATCGCGGTGAGCTGCTGCCCAGCGAGCTCGATCGCGCGATCGAGGTTCGCCAGCAGCGTCTTGTCACCGTTGGCCGCCTCATCTCCAGCCTGGTCTGCTGTCAGAAGGCTGGACATCAGCACGTCGTCCGCCTGTGCTGCGATCTGCTCCTCGGCGACCTCCTGCGTCAGCCGTGAGCTGCGATCACGCAGCGCCAGGATTGCCTCTCGCACGGTCGCGGCACCGCCACCACCCGACCAGCCACCACTCGCCTTGTCCGGATCGTAGTCCGCCGTGTCAGCCATCCAGGCCGTGAACGGCGCCTCCGTCGTGGAGCGAATCGACTGGTTCACGTACTTGGTGAACTCGCTCAGGTCGGTCGCCTGCTGCATCCGGCGAGTGAAGTCCGCCAGTGCGTACCCGCCGTCACCCTGGTTGGCGAGCCGGAACATGAGCTGGTGCCACCGGTTGTCCAGCCGGTTGTACGTGCGCGCCTTGTCGCCGTCCTCGTCGTCGTGCCGCGCACCCTTCGCGTGCCACTGCGACAGGATCAGATTCCGCCAGTAGTGCGTGGCAGCCTGCGCCGGCTCCATCGCCAGCATCTCGTACACCCAGTTGCTGATGTACAGCTTGCCGTCCCGGTACTCGAACACGGCGTTCACGTCGCCGTCCGGGATCAGATTCATCACGTCGCGCGCGAAGTCCGGGTAGGCGTCCAGCAGCGCTCGGACCTCAGCAGCGTTCCTGCCGCTTCCGCGCTGCTTGAACGCCTGTCCGATGTTGCTGAACGCCTCGACGAGCGCACCCTGGTACCGGTCGCTCCGCTGCCCGTAGCTGCCGCCGACCGAGAAGTCGTCCCGCAGGTACACCCGGTTGTTGCCGGTCTCCAGCACCGCGTCCACCAGGGTGCGGTACGCCGTCAGCCCGGACGCCGGGTCGGTGATCTCGCGCCAGTCGTACGGCGCATCCTTGCGCTCCTTGCGCCCGAGGTACGCCGGCTCCAGCTTCATCCGCTGCGACGCGGTGCGCCGGGCGTTCTTGCTCTGGCCGACGTACACCCGCACGAACTGCTCCAGCGTGAGCTGCGGACCCAGTGCCGCAGCCTGCTCACCCAGCAGAGACCAGAGCGTCCGACCGCCCAGCATCTCCACCATCGCCTCGCCCGAGTTACCCGGACGGGTGAGCTGCTCCAGCCTGGCCCACTTGCTCTCCAGCTCAGGCGTGATGACCGCGGCCTTGTCCCGGCGGTCCTCACCGATCGCCTGCCGCAGCAGAAGCTGGAGCATCGAGATCGGCTCGTTGTTGATCCGGAAGTCGCCGCTCTCGCCGAACTCCGCATTGCCGACCGAGATCGACCCGATCATCACCAGATCCCTGGTGGGGGCATCGGAGCCTGCCGCGAGCGCCTGAAGGTAGCCGAGCACCTTCGCCGCGATGTTGTCCCGGTCTGTCGCCTGCGTACCCTGCTCCTGCGTGGCGCCCTGGGACAGGGCCTCGTACGCCGTCGTCAGATCAGCAGTGGCGGCCGCCAGGTTCGCCGGATCACTGCCGATCACCTGGGCGTTGAAGACCGAGTAGTGCAGCTTCTGGAACATCCGGAAGAGGCTGTGCCCTTCCGCCCGGAGCCCCAGATCCTGCCCCTCCGTGGCCGCACGAACCTGCTTGATCGCCCACGCCCGGGAGTTCTGCACCGTCGGCGCGATGGCATCAGTGTTCGCGACCGGGTTGTCCGTCGCCTTCTGCACCGCCTGGTAGCGCTGGAACCTCTGGAGTTCGAGCTGCACCTGCCCGTCCGCGGCGATCGGCTCGTTCGAGTTGAACTCCCGTGCCCGCTTCCAGAAGCCCTCCTCACGCGCCAGCGCGGTGAGCATGTGGTCGCGCGCCCTCGTGTCACCCGAGCGCAGGTCGTGCGCCAGGCGCCGGTTGATGCGATCGATCCGGTCCCTCGGGATGTAGCCGTCGTAGCGGGTCGCGAACCAGCGTGCGATGTCCGCGATCGTGGCCTGCGCACCGGTGGCCACCGGCACGTTGTTCGCCGCGAGGGCACCGGCGAGCACCTGCACCTCGCGCTCCTCGAACTCACGCGTGCCGATGTTCACCGCCTCCGCCGTCGGACCCATGGTCCCGATGAGATTCCTTCCGGTCCGAAGGTTCTGGAAGGTCTCGCCGTCCACCAGGAGCTTGCCCTGGTACACGATCTTGTCGCCGTCGTAGTCGCCGCCGAGCCCCTGGAGCACAGCAGTCGACGTCTGGAGAGCGTTGTCCGCCTGATCCCACGACAGCCCCGGCACCACCTGCGGCATGAACGCCTGGTACGAGCCGGTCTGGTCGGTCGGATTGCGCACGAACAGCAGCGTCCCGGCCCTCTGGCCGATGGAGTCCTGGTCGCTGAACCACGCCCGCAGCCGGGAGTTCGCCAGGCGCACCACCTCGTCGTGACGGACACGGTCACCCGCCACCCGCTCCCGGTCCGCCACGTCCTTGAACGCCCGGAGCTGAGTCAGGTACTCGTTGACCCGCTGGATCACCTGCTGAGTCTCGTCGATCGTCGCACGAGCACTGCTCTGCACCTGAGCGTCCTGGGAGTTCAGGTCGGTGCGGGTGAGGAACTCGACCTGCTCCTCCAGACCCCGGCCGTGATCCACCATCAGGCTGATCGTCTGGTCGAGCGAGCTGCCGATCGTGTGCCCCGGCCAGTCCGCATCCTCGAGGATCGTGATCACGTACGAGCCGTCAGAGCGCCGGCCGGCACGATTCGCCTCGGTGTTCGCCTGCTTGACGACGGCGTCGCGCACCTTCTCCACGCCCCAGATCCCCGCGACCTGATCGGCCTGCATGGATCCCTGGAGCTTCTGGAGCGCGACACGCGCCTGCTCCGTCTGCATCGGCGAGAGCGCTGCCGCCTGCCGCCGCTCTACGTCGCGCATCGCGGTCCACTCGGAGCGCGGGAAGAGTTGCTCCGGCGAGGAGTCCGTGTCACCCGTCAGGTCTCGCCGGGCGAGCACCGCCTTCGCGTACAGCCGCTCGTCCGCCGACGCAGGGCCGCGCCGGGCCGCGGAGGCACCGAGGTACATGCCAGCGCCCATCGCAGCGCCCTGGAGCGCCGCGTCGTACGCCTCACGCCAGTCGATCCGGTCGTCGTGGCTGACCGGCTCCAGGATCGCCTGCACGAACTCCTCGTAGCCCTCGCCCACCGCGGTCACCAGGGCGCTCGACCAGCGCCCCGTGCCATCCGAGAGCTTCGTCGCCGCCCGGTAGTAGTCGTCCGCCGTGAGCACCACCGTGTTCCGGGAAGCACCAGTTCTGAGGGCCGCATCCCGCCTCGCCAGCACCCGTGCGGAGATCGCAGTGAGCTGTTCCGACGGGGCGAGCAGCGACGCGCTCACCCGACGCGTGCCGTCGATCGCCCGTCCCGCGTCATCGAGCCGGTAGCTGAACCCGCCCGCAGTGACGCGGCGCCCGGAGAGCCCCGCTGCGACCGCCTGCTCGTTGCCGCGGAACATCCGCATCAGGCCCACCGGAGTGGCCACCTGCACCGCGTCGATCGCGATCTTCCCGATCCCGGCCGCCGCACTGCCCGGATCGAAGTCACCCTGGTCGTCGGTGAAGATCGAGTCGAAGTCGCCACGCTGATCCGAGAAGGTGCTACCGCCCTGGAAGGCGAGCTGCCCGACCTCACCCAGGATCGCACCCGTCATCGGCGTGAGATACGCCGCAGCACCGATCGGAGTCGCGAACGTGAACGCCGCATCACCCAGCGTCGCCGCCAGATTCAGCCCCGTCATCCACAGCGGCCGAGTGGCCTCACCGTTCTCGTCGGTGCTGTAGTACGCCAGCTCGCCGTCGTTCAGATCGCCCTCGATGGCGTCGTACGCCCCGCGGGTCACATTCCCCAGGGGGTTCACCAGCTTGCCTGCGACCTGGCTCCAGCCGAGCACGCCCGTGGAGACAGCCCCCGCCGGACCGAACTGCTCGGACGCCATGTCCGTCTGCACCTTCGCGCGGGCCGCCGCATCCAGGATCTCGTCCTGGTTCAGCGCCGCACCCACCCCGCCGACCACACCGCCGATGATGGCGCCCGGGATCGCACCGAACCCGCCGAACAGCGCGCCGGCACCCGCCCCAACGGCCGCACCACCCGCGGCACCGCCGAGCACCGTGAGCACCTCGTCCACGCCGTCCGACTGCTCGAACCGGTTGGACACCTCATCGACCGCCGAGGCGTACTCCTGCTGCCCCAGGAACTTCTGGTTGTCACTGGTGGTGGCATCCCGGACCCGCTGCACCTCCCGGCTCAATGCCTCGGGGTCGGTGTCGAAGCGGGCGTACGCCTGCCGCCGCGTCTCCGGGTCGAGCGTCAGATCCGCCAGGAGACTGTCCGCCGTCGCCCGGTCGTACGACTCGTACAGGTTTCCGACCTTGCGGCCGTCCTCGTACACGTCACCGAACGTGGCAGCCTTGCCGGTCGCGTCCTGGCTGCCGTCGTACGTCACCACGCCCGTGAAGTCCTTGCGCTGGTACAGCTCGCCGAGCGCACCCTTGTCGACCTGTTCCCGCTGCTGGCTGAAGAACGTGTCGTAGAACTCGTTGTCGAAGGCGTTCGCGGTGTCGCCCGTCTGACCACCCGTCGACCAGCGCGGGGCACCCGGGGCTTCGGTGACCGGGCCTGCGAGGCGATTCGAGGCGGCCTGGGCGAACGCACTCTGGAGGGGCTGCCCGGTCGCCTCGGCGTTCGCCTGCGCCTGATCCTCCACCTGCTGGTTCAGCCCAGCCGGACCCGCGATCCTGGCGCCGGCTCCCGCCGCGAACTCATCTCCGCTTGCCACCTGGGCACCTTCCGCTCGTCGTCAGAGGCAATCGTACCTGCCGATGCTCCTTCGGCTGTCTCCGCACGCGGAGTTACCCGTGTCATGACCGTACAGGCCCCACGGATGTGACAGAGACGACTCTGGCTGGCTGGGTTGAACCTCAAGCGAGGTTGAGGTTGCTACTGCCTGCGGCAGCCTCACCGACGGCTAGCAGGAGATACATGGCCGGACATGTGTGGCGGTGCGAAAAGTTTTCTGCGCACTTCCTAAAATATAATATAATACAAATAAGACAACACATACCCCCTATACATATGTATATATGTATATTATATAAGCCATTTCCAGTTACATTAAATAGATAGGTTCATTTGATCCTATCGTTACATTATGTCACTTTTCTTGCAACACACAACACCACCTGTACCACCTGTACCACTTTCTGCACCTGTACCACAGCAACACCTCTCGTCACTCATCTCCTTCCGCATCACACCGACACACGGAGGTCCACATGTCCCTCATGTCCAGCTTCAACGAGGCTCTCCTTTCAGGCGTAGCCAGCAGCCTCAACCCGGAGATCCAGGCCGAACGCCAGGTCTCCCAGCGGCTCATCGACGACTACCTCTCCAAGTCCCAGGACGCACGCACCGCGTCCCGTGCTCAGCAGATCATCAAGATCCGCGGAGCCATCAAGGAGCTCGCACTCGACCCGAACGACCCGGTCGACGTCGCCGTGTACCAGGCGCTCAAGGAGCAGCTCATCGCACTCAGCAAGTAATACCAATCCTGGAAGAGTCCACTCAATGAGTGGGCTCTTCCTTTCTTTTTCTATTGTCCTATTCTTTTTTATTCATCTCCTGTACGACGACGACTCAACACAACACAGCAGAATCATTACCCCTAGTCTCGTGACGCTTGCGCTCGGGCGACCGAGCGACCGGCATCACGTGACGAGTACGTACAGGGATGATTGTCTTATTTGAATAGGGCCTATACATTTACACTTAACCATTCATTACTTCATTCATGTTGTCTTATATTGCGTGCGACTGCACGCTTCGTACGGCCGTACACTTTGACGGCTGTCAAGCAGCACGGCTGTGCTGCTGAAGAATGTATTTCTTTTTGAGAGAAGAGAAGAGAAGAGAATTAATATATAAAGGAGAAAGGAGGTGAGAGCTATGCTCTCGTAGCTACTACGTACACCTGTTCGACACTGTCCGATTTGTCCGCTGCCTCGCCTCCACCCGGGGGAGGAAAACGAACCGACTGGAGGTAGAGTGACACAGGCAGTGACAACCCTGGCACCAAGTAGTACATGAGAAAGCGACAGCCCAAAGTGGTGCCAGCCCTGTAATCACCTGTAGTCACTTAGGCATTTGCGCAGGTCAGAGACTTGCGCCCCATCTGTGTCAGGAGCACCAAGTGAACGACCACAGCACCCCGTTGAGCCCCGGTGACACCAGCACCGAGGCGTCCGACCAGGGCGCCGACCGACTGGTCAAGGGCCAGACGAAGTACGCCGAGGCGTTCGTCCGTCTGCGCAAGAACAAGTTCCGCTACATCTACGGAAGCAGCGGCTGGCACATGTGGGACGGATACCGCTGGGTGGAGTGCTTGAAAGACGAAGCACGCGAAAGTCTGAAGCAACTCCTGATATCCCTGCTCACTGTCGCAGCGAAGAAGGATCAGCAGTCCGACATGAAGGAGCTCACCTCCATGATGTCGGCGAAGTCCCAGGCCGGCATCCTGTCCATCGCACAGCATTCACCAGAGATCGCACGATCGATGTCCGAAATGGATATCGATCCGTGGCAGCTGAACACCCGGTCCGGGATGGTCGACCTGATGACAGGTCAACTCAGGCCCACCACACCGGACGACGACGTCACCCTGGTGTCCGAGGCAGCCTTCGATTCCACTGCCACCACGCCACGCTGGTCCGCATTCCTCGACCAGGTGCTGCCCGACAAGGCAGTGCAGAAGTACCTCCAGCAATACGTGGGTATCTCCCTGCTCGGCACTGTGCGTGAGCACATCCTCGGCATCGCCACCGGCACCGGTGCGAACGGCAAGTCCACCATGGTGGAGGCGCTCGGCTTCGCACTGGGCGACTACTCGCACACCGCTGAGCAGGAGCTCCTCCTGGGCACACGCCGGGAGAGCGGGCGTGCCAACCCTGCGCTGTTCGCATTGCGTGGCACACGCTTCGTCGTCACCTCCGAGACCAAGGAGGGTGTCGAGCTGAACACCGCGGTGATGAAGAACGTCACCGGCGGGGACAAGATCACCACCCGTGATCTGTACTCCTCGTCCGTCACGTTCGAGCCGACGTGGACCATCCTGATCGTGACCAACTACCTGCCGGACGTCAGTGCATCTGACGACGCAGCCTGGCGTCGCATCCGGGTGATCCCGTTCGACGTGGTCGTACCACTGGAGGACCGTGACCCCACACTGGGCGACAAGCTCAGGCTGGAGGCCGACGGCATCCTGACGTGGGCTGTCGAGGGCTTCCAGCAGTACCTCCGCAACGGCTACCGCATGAACACACCACCGCAGGTGGAGCTCGCCACGTCTCGCTACCGGGACGACAGCGACGACGTGTCCAAGTTTCTGCACGCTCGTGCAGAGCTCAGCCCCAACAACCTCGCCACCCGTTCAGAGATCTGGACGGCCTGGCAGACGTGGGCGAAGGACGAGAGCGCGACGATCGGCAAGCAGAGCGACCTGTACAAGGCGCTCGAGCTGCGTGGCTGCCGTGCCGCCATGCCACGCATCGACGGCAAGCAGGCCCGTTCGTACTACGGCATCAAGATCCTGCCCGACGATGCCCAGATCGACACGGACGACACCATCATCGACTCGATCGAACAGGAGTGACATGCCTGATTCAGCACTGGCAATACTCTCCATCCTGGTGGGTGGGCTCGCCTTCACTCTCGGCATGTACGGACCGGACCTGCGCACCATCCGGCACAGGTTCCGGATCTGGCGTGAGCGTCGCATCATGCGCCGCAACTACCGAGACCACCGGCGAGGACCGTACCGCAACTACGGAAGGAAGCACTGACATGCACATCACAGCAGCCAGCACGGGCAGCGACCTCTCGGTCGACGGACCCGGCGCGTTCCTCATCGCCATGGGCGTGGTGATCTTCCTGATCTACACGTTCGCCGCCGCAGGTGAGCGCAAGCGTGACCTCGACAAGCTGTCCGGCAAGACCAACAGGAAGGAGAAGCCCTGATGACCGACGTCATCATCGCAGCCATCATCGTGGGTGGCTGGCTCATCGGTCTCTGGCTGATCCTCAAGAGCATCGGAGGTGACCTCTGATGGAGGCAGCACTCGGCATCCTGATCGTGGTGGTCGGGCTCATCGGCATCGGCCTGATCCTCACGCCGAACGACAAGATCGACGACGCCTTCAAGCTCGACCAGCTCGACGAGGACGAGAAGCGCCGGCAGTCCGAGCGTGACAAGCGGAAGGGACAGAAGCGATGAGCCCTGAGCTCCAGTTCGCACTCACTGTCCTGGTCTGGGTGATACTCACCATCGGTGCGATCGCCACCCTGTGTGCCACGAACATCCTGTTCATGATCGTCGGTATCGCTGTGCGTGACCGGCGTGAGCGCAGGCGTCGCAAGCTGATCCGTCTCCAACGTCAGCCATGATCTTCATGATCCTGGCGTCCATCGGACCGGGCGCCTTCAACGAGGAGTCCAGTCCGTACGCCATCCCGATCACCATCGCCCTCGTCGCCATCGCTCTGATCCTCCTGACCAGCAGCGAGGGTGACGACTGAGCAGTAAAGGAGTCCGACCATGTCCGACAAGAACGAGCTGCCTCGCCGTGACCCGGGTGCAGCACTCCCGAGGGACGAGCAGGCTCAGCTCATCATGGACCGTGAGTCACGCCGGCTCGCGGACGAACAGAAGGAGAACGATCGATGACCCTCACTGCCTGGCTGGTGTTCACCATCGCCGCGCTGCTGTGTCTGCTGGTCTGGCAACGGCACCAGTTGTTCCGCTGGCAGCACCAGCAGAGGCAGCTCATCACCGAGCTGCGACAAATCGAGCACGAGCTGGAGCAGGCGCACCAGTTCATCGCTGATCACACCTTGGCCGGGGAGCAGTACGACCCGGAGAAGGATCCGACTCGTCAGCCGCATCACGAGCACGCCATCGCCGAGGCGCTGGTCGAGCTCACGGATGACGACACCATCGACGAGCCGGCGCCACTGCTCGACGAGCAGCGCCCGGACACCGCACCGACCCGGGTGCCTACGCCGGAGGAGCTGGCCGCTGCAAGCCGCGGCGCACTCCTCGACAAGCGCCCGGCTACCGGCCACGTACCTGTTCAGGACAAGCACCTCGTGGAGCCGTACGTCCCCGAGTTCATCGAGGAGCGCCAGCCATGACCGGTGCTCCGGAGGTCGACGGCATCCCGGACATCCGGCTCTCCGATCACGCCCGTGACGTGATGGCGAACCGTGCCATCGAGTTCGGCGAGGTGCTGGAGGTCCTGCGCGACTACGAGAACCGGTGGTCGGTCGACCACTGGAAGGGTCGGCCTACCCCTGGTCGTGCGGTGTACCAGCGTGGCAAGCTGGCAGTCGTGGTGAACGAGCGAGCCACTGCTTGGTGGGTCGTCACTGTGTTGCTCCGGGAGAACCAGCAGTGGACGAACGAGGACGCCCGTTCTCGTGACTCCGATGCCGGGTCGGATTCGACCGCCGGATCTGACGGGTAGAGCAGCCCCGTTCACCCTGCGGAGGCGCACATCGTGCCACCCTCCGCAGCCCGTGAGGGCAGGCAGGTCCAACCAGACCTGCCTGCCCTCATAGGCCCTTCATGGGCCACACGTGAGCTCTGACATGCACCATCATTCAGCATCAACTGGAGGTAATGCACCATGAGCAACACCCTTTCGTACCGAAGCATCAAGCACCGGGCCGTCACGATCGTCGTGATCCTGCTCGCCGCCATCGCACTCGTGCTGTTCACCGGCTGTGCGCCCGCTTCGATCAACGAACCGGCGCCGCCGACCATCGGCCTCGACGACGTCGACCCGAAGGACGACCGTCAGGTCCAGCTCTGGATCGACTACTACCTGGAGATCGACGAGATCGAACAGGACGAACTCCAGATCATGGAGCAGGCGGTCGACCAGATGACCAAGTGGGCCATGTCCCCGCAGGACTGCCGGTCCCGCATCGCCACGTCCATCGTGGACGAGGCGGCCAGGCAGGACATCGAGGAGGACGACGAGAAAGTCACCTTCGCCATCCTCGTGGCCACCAACCACGCCCGGTGCTGGGAGATGAAGGACTATGGCCTGCCGGGTGACGACGAGTGACCATGCGTCGAGACCTGCCCGAGCTGGTACGCCTGGCGTACCAGCTCGGCTACTGCGTACGCGCACCTGAACAGCGCTTGATGAATCCAGGGGCGCTGTATCGCGACTTGATCAGGCACAGCTCAGGCAGAGGTGCCTGGCCGAGAGGGCGGCAGCTTGTCGAGGATCTGTCGAAGGACAACTTCGACGTGCTCGTCGAGCACATCCTGACGCAGCCACCTGCTCGGTTGCACAGTGCCATCCGAGCGGAGCTTCGTGCACGCCTAGGACAAGGCAACTACAACAGGCGCCTGATCGGACTCATCGAGGAGATGACACGATGACCACCCGTACAGCAGTGGCGTCCGGGTCGCATGACCCAGACCGTGGGCTCGTCGGACATCAGGTCGACATTGACCTCGACCCGCGTGTCAAGGAAGTCATCCTGGTCAACAAGCAGTTCATGGCTGACCCGTCACGCTGCGACGCACCGTGGTGCGGCGAGCTGCTGTCTGTCAACCATGACCACAGACGGACACGCGGCGCAGCCACGTGCAACGAGGCGTGCGCGAAGCGCCTGTCAAGGTGGCGTCAAGCTCTCCGGCTCGGTCAGCTTGACGGTCAGGCTGACAGTCAGGCTGACGGTCACGTTGACCAAGATCGGTCAGCTTGACCACAGTACGATGAGTGTCCGGTCAAGCTGACTGTCTGCTTGACCGGACACACGTCGTGCTGTTGTCACGCTCGTGGCATCAGTGCGTCAAGACACATCCCATGGGAAGGAACTGAACACATGACCGAGACGAAGCGTCTGACCAAGGGTCAGGCCACCGAGGTCACCGAGAAGGTCACGACCAAGCGCCGGCCCCGCACCCTCACCGAGCAGATCGCCGATCTCCAGGCGAAGGGCGCGAGCCAGCTCGAGAAGCTGAACACGCGGTACGCCCGGGAGCTCGCTGCCGTCGCCGTCACGATGCGCAAGATCGACGCGCAGCGTGTCGCCCTCGGGCAGGCGCCGCACTTCTCCGACGGTGAGCTCAAGTTCGAGCTCACCGAGTCCGGCGCCTGGGTCACCCAGGTGCCGGGTGCGGACGCGTCCTCGTCGGAGCCGGCGGACACCAGCACGCCGGGCGAGTCCGAGGTGAAGGGCGACGGCTCGGACGACAGCAGCAAGAGCGGCGACGTCTGACATGCGCATACCAGCACAGAGCGCAGTCGCGCAGGTGCTGGACGACACGGCCGGGCTCCTGGGTTTTCTCGCCGGGAGCTCGGCCGCGGCCGTCTGGTACGACAAGCCCGAGGCGTATTCGGATGTGGACGTGTTCGTCCCCAATCCGCTGATGTACGCCGCGTTCGCCGAGCGTCTTCTCAACCGGGGGTGGGAGCTCGATGAGCGCAACGAGAAGATGCTTCGCCGGCACCTGGAGATCGGGTTCAAGAACTGGCACACGAACAGCCTGAAGCTCACGAAGAGTCTGAGCCTCAGTGCTGCCGTCGAGCCGGTCGAGATCAACGTGATCTACAAGCAGGTGGACGGGCATCCGACCACCAAGCTCAGCCAGGTGCTCGAGTCGTTCGACTTCGGTCTGCTCTCCATGGGCTACGACACGAAGGACGGCGCGTTCAAGGACATGCGCGGGTACATGTTCCCGGACATCGGGACCATCGGTCCGACCACACCGCTTCCGCTGATCGACTACCGGAAGACGGCGTTCGAGAAGGGGCTGATGTCCGAGCACATCATGCAGCGGACACCGGGGAGGTACGCACGGTACGCCTACGCCTACGAGTACGACCTCAGCCTGGTGAAGCCGGTGCTGGTGCAGGGCTACTTCCAGTACGCCAGCTACAAGGCGAACCGGACCAAGCCGGAGGATCTCCTGCTCGGTGAGCTGGCGGCGGCGCTGGCTGAGTACATCCGGGACGACAAGTTCGTCGAGCTCCTCGAGTTCCAGCGGACGCTGCCCACGATGGATGGCCTCGACGCCATCCTCGCAAGTCTGGAGTAGCCCATGAGCGACCCCAAGAACCAGCCGGACAGTGTCAGTCAGTCCGGCTACGATGACAACCAGCCCGACTCGGCCGACGAGGTCGACGAGGCGTTGGTTCGCACGGCTGCACGCCGTGACTTGGCCGAGCTCACACGCAAGGCCATTCGCTCGGGAGCAATCCGTCCCAGCGATGAGTACACCGCCATGCAAGCACGGTTCTGAAAGGACCTGATATGACCCTGATCACCACCGCTCTCGTCGCCCACCAGTACCTCGTCGAGGGCAAGGACTCGGGTGAGCGCGAGGGTTCCACCATCCTCGACGGCACGCAGTTCGACGAGATCGCCCTGCACGAGGAGCACGGTGCCGCGCACGAGGACTTCGACCGGGCGGTCGAGCGGTTCTTCGCTCCGCTGACCGACGCGGCCGACCGCCTGACGGCCAAGCACGAGGCGGACGAGGACCCGCTGAGCTACTACGAGATCAGCCGGGAGACCGAGGCCACCGAGGCTCGTCCCGCCGAGCGGATCAGCCTGACGCACGACACGATGGTGCTGCGTGCACTGCTGCGTGGCGCCGCGTCGGTCGACCGGGTGCGCTGGGTCGGTGCCGACAAGCTCGCCATCATCAAGGCGGACGCGTGGAAGACCACGACCACGACGCCCCCGCCGTCGGCGCTGCCCGACTTCATCGAGGGCATCATCCGTGAGGCCGAGGCGAAGGGTGCCACCGTGAACGTGGACACGCACGCCGACGGCGGCACGCTCGACATCACGCTCCCCGCGGAGGAGGACTACGCCGCGGAGAGCAAGGTCGAGACCGTGCCGGTCGAGTCGCCGGTCGAGGACACCGAGCCCCGCGAGGGCTGACAAGACGCGAGGCCCCGGAGCAGGAAGGACAACCGCTCCGGGGCCTCGCCCCATCTCACACCAGCACGACACACAGACAGTGCACTGGAAAGGATACACATGCTGCAACGCCTGCTCCAGCTCTACACGGCGTTCGACATCATGGGGCCGACGTCGCCGCTCCCGCACTTTGTGGGGCCGCCGGGTTCCGGCAAGTCGACGTCGTTCCAGGAGCTTGCCAAGCTGCTGGACGTGAAGCTCCGAGTCGTCAACCTGGCACGAGTCAGCCCGCTGGATCTCGAGGGCGTGCAGATGCCTGCGGGTGAGGGCAAGGACAAGAAGCTTGAGCTTCTGCTCGCCACCTACTGGGACGGACTGAAGGATGGCGACATCCTGCTGTTCGACGAGATGCTCCGTGCCTACCCCGAGGTATTCAACGGGCTGCTCGACATCACCACCAGCCGGAAGGTGGGGGATCACGAGCTGCCTCGTGTGTTCATGGCTGGTGCGTCGAACTCGGTGACGACGTACGACCCGGCACTGGAGGACCGGCTCCTGCACATCGAGGTCGCCGACCCTCGCAGTTCACGGGGTACCTGGTCCGAGATGGCGAGGCGCCTGATCGATGGCGCCGGCCTGCACCCGAACGTACTGGGTACAACGGCCATGGCGTCGTTGATGGATGACGTCGTGGTGCCGCCGTACAAGATCCTCGACAGCTTCAACGGCCGGGCGAGTCGTACGCTCACGGCGACCGACACCAAGGGTGCATCGCTGCGTAAGCTGATCGGTCAGATCCAGTTGCGCATGGTTCAGGAACCTGCGCTCATCGATCTGATCGAGGAGTCCAACAATCTTGCGATGAACGACGGCAAGGTTCAGTACGTCATCGTGCTGAATCCTGGACGTCCGCCTCGCAACTACTGGTCCCGTGTCGAGGGGTTCGAGAAGAGCCTGCCGAAGGGGCTGACCGAGATCCAGCAGAAGAACATGGCACTGAACATCGCCATGATCCGAGCTGCGAACGTCGAGAAGGAAGAACGAGAAGGAGCTGCCCAGTCCGATGACGACTGACACAGGGTTCGAGCTGATCACGCTCACGCCCACCAAGAAGATGCCGCTCCAGGTGCTGAAGCGCCTGCTGCCGGACATCCAGACCGCGCTGTTCTTCGCCAAGGTCTACAAGCTGGAGGCGGAGAACCTCACCACGCTGATCGCACGCCTGTTCCGCATGGATCTGATCGAGGCGTTCACCAGCGAGGGTCACCTGCACTCCAACGAGTTGCAGGAGTACCTCATCGACACCGTGCCGGAGGTCATTCACCAGGCCAAAGCAACTTTCGGCAAGGTCGAGAAGGTGCCGGACACGGTGCTGCTCGGTGAGCTGTGGGAGGCAGCCGAGGTCGAGGTCGCGAAGTCCATTCAGGACGTGGCGACGAAGCTCGAAGGCGTACTGCACGCCATGCCGGGTACGCAGGGCGAGACGATCTTCAAGCACCTGCGGGAGCTGAACGTCCAGCGGAACCAGCTCGGAGCCTCGTTCAAGATGGGCTTCAAGCACAAGACGTCGGCCTCCAACCTGGTGATCCTGGACGTGTCGGGGTCGATGACCGCCGAGACGATCCGCAAGATCGCGAGCGAGGTCGTCGGCCTGGCGATCAAGGCGGACGCCGAGCTCGCCATCGTCAGCAACACCACCTTCCACTGGAAGGCTGGTGAGGCCACGGTCGATTCCGTGCTGAACGCAGCGGAGTTCGGGGGTACTCGGTACGAGACGCTGGCCCCACTGTTCGACAGGAACTACGGGACGGTCGTCACGATCGCGGACTACGACTCCGCGGTGGACGCAAGGGCGTGCATCGCATCGCAGCCTGGCCGGATCGGCAAGCTGCTGGACATCAGCCTGGTCAACCGGCCCACCTACCTGGGTGAGTGCGTCGGTCAGCTCGCTGCTGAGGTGAAGCCGCTGATGATCGGCTCGTCGCGCCACGTGCTCGGAGGAAGGGCCGGCTGGTGAGCGGAGCAAGACAGCCCACTGTCCAGGCAGTGCGTCGTGCCATGTGGTGCAGCGGATCCAGCCCGCGGATCAAGTCGTCGATGGACGACCGGACTCGTGGACTGGAGCAGCAGCTCCTCGGCTACATCCCTCCGTCGACGGATGACGAGCTGAGCCAGGCATCACGCCTGGTTCACAAGCGCATCCGTGACGAGAGCGGCGTGGCCGAGATCTGCTCGATCCTCGGGCTGCCTGCCTGATTCGTACCCGAGTGGGGAGTCAGGAACTCCCTGCTCGGGTACGAGTTAGCCGGAAAAATTTTCCGGCAGGTTGCGATGCGACAACTGCATCGCATCCGTGAGAAAGGGGTACCCCCTATGGCTGACGCACAGCGTCCGAACGACTACGTCCTGTCCGGCCGCCTCAGCTACCCGGCGTTCACCATGCCGGAGGCACTGGCTCTCAACGAGAACGGCAAGAAGGAGTACAAGAAGACGGCGGACAAGGTCAAGACGCACTACAACCTGCTGGTCACGGAGGCGCAGCTCAACAAGCTGCTCGCCTACGTGACCTCGGAGTTCCTGCCGTACGTCGAAGCCGTCGGCAAGGAGAAGGGCAACGAGAAGGGTGGGCTGGAGAAGCCCATGCTCACGAAGCTCAAGCGCATGATCGAGGCGCAGGACTGGGAGGTGGACCCGATCGTCGGGTTCATCAAGCCGGTCTCGAAGAAGACCGCCGAGCTCGCGCCGGAAGCCGTGGCCACGGTGAAGGTCAACGGCATGAAGGGGCAGGACGTCACGCGCCGTGCGATTGTGCACGACGTGTCCGAGCTGGTCAACCAGGTCGACGTTCCGCCGATCCCGGCTCGTGGTCTGCCGCTGCCGGTGGGGGACACCAACCTGGAGCTGTACCCCGGGGCGGTGTGCGCGGCGCCGATCAACCTGTACGCGTACGTCACCGGCAGCACGCCGTCGATCACGGCGTCGGGTCCGACGTGCATCCTCGTGAACAGCAACGCCGAGCGCTTCGGCGGCGGCGGGGAGATCGACGAGGACGAGCTGTTCATGTCCATCGACGAGGACTGAGTTCCACGTCGTGACACCTGGAGCCCCGCCGCCACTGTGGCGGCGGGGCTCCCCCATTCCAGACGAGGCAATGAGGAGACAGTGATGAAGATCTACGAGCTGGCGAAGTACAACATGGACACGTCGAACAAGGAGTCCGACGACTACGACATCGAGTGGGTGCGATCGTTCGTCACGTTCGACGGCGCCAAGATGGCGGCCGCCGAAGACCAGAACCCGGGTGCCGGCCCGGACACCGTGCCCGTGTTCATCCACCTCGACGACTACGTACCGGAGTTCTGGCAGTGGATGTCGTACGAGATCCAGGAGATCGAGGTCGAAGGCACACACGAGGTGTACGTCGTCACCAAGCAGGACGACTTCATCGAGGAGTTCACCCTGCTCGGAGTCGCGACCACCTTGGAGGTGGCGAAGGACATCCTGGTGGACGAGGGCTGCATCCGTGAAGAGCTGGCGCCAGACACCGATGAGCCGGCGGACAACCCGCAGCACTGGAGCATCGTCTCCGATCGTGGCTTCACCATCTACCGGGTGGAGAGGCGAGGACTGCACAGTGCCTGAGTCGCACACCGAGTGGTGGTACCGAGAGATGCGGGCGCTGAAAGGCTTGGGCAGTCCAGTGAAAGCCGAAGGAACCGTGATGTACTACACGGTTCCTCGGCTGGCCGTACTGCTCAAGAACGGCAAGGTCGTCTTCGAGGCGAGCGACCTCGTGGACAAGCAGGCCACCAACCGCATCGCCAGCACGTTCGTACGGAGGGAAGCATGATCGAAAGATTCAGCGCAAGCGTGGCGAGCAAGCACCTGGCCTGCCACGCCAGTGCCAACCTGGAGCTCGCGATCCCAGGCTGGGTGCCTCCGCCCAATCAGGGCAGCACGGCAGCGAGTGAGAAGGGTGAGGCGATGCACCACATCCTGGAGCTCGCCGGCTCGTACGCCCCGAAGGAGATGGAGGGGATCGCCGAAGCGATGGCGTACGTAGCCAAGCTACGACAGCAGCGGAGATTCAAGACGCTGCTGGAAGAGGCGACGACAGGGTGGTGGCTTCAGCAGAAGCCGAACACCAGAGCGGACGTGGTACTGCACGTGCAAGATGAAATCCACGTGATCGACTACAAGTTCGGTCGCATCCCGGTGTCCGCGGACGAGAACGTGCAGGGCATGTACTACTCGGCGGCGTACCTTCCACTCGCACCGAAGGCGACCGGTGCCACGTTCCACGTGGTGCAGCCGCTCGTGAAGGCAGGCATCAGCTCGGCGTTCTTCTCGCGCGAGAAGCTGGAGCAGTTCATGGTCGACACCCGCAAGGCGGAGGAGAAGATCCTGGCGAGAGACATCACGTTCACGCCGGGTGATCACTGCACGTTCTGTCCGGCGAACTCGGCTAGCCGAGGCGCTCGGGGCAACAAGGTCTGCCCGGAAATCCTGAAGCTGTATCACCCGCACCGGCTGACGGACGACGACATCATGGATGCTCTCGGTGAATAACAAGATCTTCAACGAGAAGTGGCTCGAGTACAACTCCGACCTCGATGACATGAAGCCGTCGGTACAAGCTGGCAGCCCACCGAACCTCATCATCCACGCATCAACAGGAGGGACACCCGCTATGCCAGGAGGAGGTGCAGATCAGATGTGGGGCCTCGACTTCGAGACGTACTCGGACGTGGACCTGAAGGAGCACGGACTCGATCGCTATATCGCGAGCCCGAACTTCCGGGTCCTGGTCGCCTGCGTCAAGGGGCAGAACGGCAGCAGTGACAAGACCTGGGACTTCGTTCACGGTCCGATGCCCTGGACTCTCGATCACTTCAAGAAGTTCATGAGCGACGGCCTGAAGCTGTTCGTCGCGCACAACGCAGGGTTCGAGCGAGCGGTACTGCGGAGGCTGGGCATCTTCATCGACGACCAGATTCTCGACAGCGCTGTGCTCGCTCGGTGTCTCGGTGCGTCGTCGTCGCTGGAGTTCGCAGCTCCTCAGCTCTTGCCTCACGGTGTCAAGATGCCCGAGGGCAAGGCGCTGATCCAGCAGTTCAGTGTGCCGCAGAAGCGCAAGGACGGTTCGACGTTCGCATACGTCGACACTCCCAGCCAATGGCTACCTCACATGCAGCAAGACTGGACCACCTTCATCGAATACTGCATGACGGACGCCGCTCTCGGTATCAATCTCTGGATGCGATGGAACCATCTGGTTCAGGCAAAGGAGCATCGCTTCGAGAGGCTGACTCAGTCGATGAACCAGGTCGGTTGGAAGATCGACATCGAGCTGGTCAAGGAGATGAAGCGCCGGTACGACGCGAACGTCGAGGATCTACTGGAGAAGTTCCAGATAAGGTTCGACCCTACCGGTGACCTCAACTTCAACTCCCCACAGCAGCTCGCTCGCTGGTGCAGAGAGCGTGGCGTACGTGTGAAGTCTCTCGACAAGGAGCACCTGCCGAAGATCCTGAATCAGGTGACGAGCGAAACTGACCGGCTCAATAAGATCCCGATTCGCGGGCGTACATCCGCACAGCAGGGCAAGCTCGAGAATCTGCGTGCCGTGCAGGCGATGCTGTCCACCAAGTTCGAGATGGCGGGCAGTTCGCTGAAGAAGCTGAGCACAATCCTGGATCTCGTAGGCCCGGACAGACGGCTGCACAATCAGTACATGCACTGCGGCGCCGGCCAGTCCCACCGTACCTCCGGACGCGGAGCTCAACTCCAGAACGTGAAGCGTCTGAACGGCGAGCCGAACGACGTGAGCGAACTGGTCGACGGCGGCCCATGGTGGTCGAACGACAAGCTCGCAAGCAACCTGCGTCAGGTCTTCACGGCCGGTAAGTGGGACGGCGAGCTCATCGTCGCCGACTTCAAGGCGGTCGAGGCTCGGGTCCTGGCGTGGCTGGCTGACCAGCAGTGGAAGCTGGACGCATTCGCCGACGGCAAGGATCTGTACCGGGTCATGGCCGCGGAGATGTACCACACCACGTACGACCGCATCGCCCCGAAGGGACCGGAGCGTACGACCGGCAAGGTCGGTGAGCTCTCGTGCGGGTACGGCGCCGGCCCAGGTGCGGTGCAGAAGTTCGCCCGCAAGATGGGCGTCACGTTCACCGACGATCAATCCGTCAAGACGGTGAACGACTGGCGGGCGGTAAACGATCACATCGTCAAGCTCTGGGACACGCTGGACTCTCGCCTCCGTGAGCTTGTCACCGACAACTCGATCACAAGGACAAGCGCTCTGCTGCGTCCAGGACGCAACGGTGACGCAGTCGAGGTGGTGTTCCAGGTCATCGATCGTCCGACGTCTCTCGGGAGGATCCTTCCGCAAGCTCGGACGATCAAGATGGTGCTGACGTACGTCGGTACAGGCAACGTGCTCCTGTCGCGGGTCTTCCAGGGCGTGCACATGGTCGGTCGTGACATGTGCTACGTCAAGCCGAGCGAGACGAAGTCTGGTCCGGAGTGGAAGCAGAAGTGGTACAAGGACGGCAAGTCCGGGTACTACAAGCTGTATGGCGGGAAGATCGCTGGCATTCTCACACAGTCGCTGGCTCGTGAGATCTTCATGGATGCGTGCAAGGAGATCCATGGAGAGCTGAAAGCCTATCCTGACGTGAACCTGATGGGTCAGTTCCACGACGAGCTCGTGGTCGAGTGGCTGCCGAACGATCACCTCACGCTGACGCAGACCATGGCGATCATCGAGACCGAGATGATCGGCGAGCCCCTACCGGGGCTGCCGATCGATGCGACGGTCGCTCACGCCTACCGGTACATCAAGTAGTCCGAGCTCGGCGGCAGTAGCTATAGCTGCTGCCGCCGAGCTTCACCATGAAAGGAGTGGATATGCCGATGCTTGATTTCTTCGGCGTGGACCCTGGGCTTCACACCACTGGTGTGGTGCATCTCGCTGTCGATACGACGGCAAGAGAACTGCAAGTACACCACGAAGCGATCGTCGGCGCTGTCGACCATGTGCGTAGTGTGCACTGGTTCATCAACGACAAGCTCGACAACGTGGCAAGGAAGAAGCGCTGTCGTATCTTCGTGGAAAAATTTCGCGAACGAGGAAACAACTACTCACAGGACGACAAGATGCGTGTCCTCGTGAGCAAGATGCACAAGGAGCTCTACAAGAACGAGCTGATCGACAACACCGGCGTGAAGAAAGTGGTGAAACGCCCACTGAAAGAGACGCTCGGCCTGTTCAATTTCCCAACCACGCATCACCGCGACCTTGAGGCCGCGGCGAACATCATGGTGTACGGGATGCTGAAGGACGACAAGCTCAACGAGCTGCTGTCCAACATCGTGGAGGACAGCATCTACGGCTACCACTGGAAGGTGGTGACATGAGAAGGAGAGACCAGCCGAGAAATCCCAAACCCTCGGTTGCAAAAAGACAGGGTGTCTGCCCTGTGTGCGGACAGAAAATCATGCTGTTGAAAGAGGGCAAGCTCGCAGTACATCGCCCGCTCGCCACTCGCCGTGGTGAAGGCGGTCCGCGTACCTGCCCAGGATCGAGAGGAAAACCGAAGTGACCACAGCACTCGAAGCCAAGGCCAAGAGCCTGTACTTCGCTGACGGCGGCAAGCACTGGGACAACCTCACGGTCGAGGATGCGAACTACTACCTCGACCGGGCGCGGGGAGACAACGAGCCTGCTGCCGTGACCACGAGTACGCACACGATCGAGTCGTCGCAGCAGATGAACTCCAAGGCGATCATCGAGAACATCGCAAAGCTCGCCACGATCATCGGTCCCGAGATCGTGAACGCGGACATCCGCTGCTACGGCGACAGCGGCCGACTCTTCAAGATCACGGCGACCATGAAGGAGACGACGTGAGCTCTGCCAACGTGGAACGCCTGCTCAGAAGGGCGAGCCGTAGCCACCCGAACCTCAAGGCCGTCGAGGATCTGGCGACCTCCGGCAATATCACGCCGAACAAGCTGAAGCTGAACCTCCGTCGCTACCTCATGGAGGCACTCGAGATCCTGGAGGCAGACGGACAGCTCGCCGGCGAGGGTGACAACTGGCACTCGCTGGACGAGCTGTACGACTACCGCATGGCGTACCACGCCTACGCGGTGAAGTCCTGGCAGGACAACAACTTCCGAGTCGTGAAGTCCTGGCGTCACCACGACGGCGAAGACCTGAGGCTCGACAACCTGTTCGTCGTGTCGGCCAACCTCCCAACAGGGCAGGTGACCAACCACTATCGGGCCAACCACTGGGGCAAGTTCGAGTGCCCCGAGGTGGCGCGGGCACCGGAGTGGGACGGTCACACCCCGGCGGTCGCACTCGATCGCCTGATCAAGGCGATCCCGATGACCGGCAGTGTGAAGCAGAACGCCGCAGGTTTCCCCTCGGCGCCGCAACGTCACAGACAGGGAAAGTCACCGGTCATCGTCCCGCCGCGGCCGAAGATGCACGCTCCGGACCCCGAGTTCTGGGCGGCCGATCCGAGCACAGACCCGAACGGATTCATCCTCAGCACCGGCGAGGATGGCAGATGAGTGCGCCTGCGATCGTCGACCTGATCGAGAAGAAGCTCGGCGAGCAGTTCTTCACGCACCAGCTCAACGCTCTCCGGCAGGTGTGGACGATGACCGACACCGCGCGACTGCGACTGTGTCTGTACCACGCCACAGGAGCGGGCAAGTCGAGGACGGCGCTCGCTGCTGTGGCGGTCGCCGGATACAGCGTCGCCCTGGTGATCGCGCCACCGGTCACCCGTCCGGCATGGGTGGCGCTCGGCTCCATCCTCGGTGTGAACGTCGAGGTGATCTCGCACGCGAAGTTCCGGCAAGACGGGTATCAGCTCGACCGCAACATGCCGCTCATCGTGGATGAGTTCCACCTGCTCGGTGGTCAGACCGGCAAGGGCTGGAAGAAGATGGATCGTGCGGCGAGAGGTCTGAACGCTCCGCTGATCATCTGTTCGGCGACGCCGTCGTACAACGACGCCGAGCGGGTGTACTGCGTGGCGCATGTGATGGATCCGGAGGGCAACAAGGGTGGGTTCATCTCGTTCCTGCACAAGCACTGCACCACGGAGAACAACCCGTTCGGTGCGGTGCCGAACGTCACCGGCTTCCAGGACTACAAGAACGCCGAGGAGTTCCTCGCCGACCTCCCGTACGTGCACTACGTCGAGGACGTGGTGATGAAGCAGGTCAGTGTGCAGGAGGTGCCACTACTCCTGGACGTTCCGACTGACTTCTACGGCTTCGGGTACGACCACCGCAACCATCGGTTGATGGCGTCCCAGATGGAAGCCCGACACGTCGAGAAGCGGATGAAGCTCCTCGACGATGAAGGCGAGCTGCAACCTGACGTACTGACGAAGCTCGACGAGCTGATCGCTCAGGCCGACGGGAAGGTGGTGGTCTACTCGGAGTCAGCAGTCATCGCACTCGCTGTGCAGGGTGCACTTCTGTCCAGCACAAGGTGGGCTGCCATCCTCGTGACCGGCTCTGTCTCGCCGAAAGATCGTGACGACCGGATGACTGCATTCGTCGCCAACAGGAGCGTGAACGTCCTGGTCGGTACGGCCACCATGGCCACGGGCTTCGACGGCCTCGACAAGGTGTGCGACACGATGATCATCGTGGACGACACCGACGACGACGCGAAACGGCAGCAGCTGATGGGTCGCATACTCCCCCGAGGGGGTGACACGGACGTCAGCCGGAAGCAGTTCTATCGGCTCGCCTACTGATCGAGCACCATGGGGGTGGGGCACCGTGCACTCCGCAGGTGCGCTCGATGGAGGTGAGGCTGATGGACGCCGCAGATGGCCCGTACGTGGACGATCAACTGGCCGGGGTACGGCGGGAGATCCAGCTCGCTGGCAGCGCCGAGGCGGTCGATCTCGCGCTGCTGAAGGCTCGTGCGCTGGCCGAGCTGGGTGCCGGCGCACGACCTCCGGCTGCTGACACCCGGGGGCAGTGATCCGAACGGCTGTACGAGTGCAACCACGTGGAGTACTCGTACAGCCGTTCGAGTTGTACTAGTGACTACAGGTGACAACAGGTCTTGCCACAAGTTCCTACACGAGAAGGCGCTAGAGCAAATTGGTGCCAGCCTTGCAACCACCTGTGTCACACACTCCTGACCAGCACAAACGCAAGAAGGGAGTACCAGGTGGACTGGTACGAAGATCCAACACAGTACACCGATCGGAGGGCGTATCCGCACACGATGAAGTCCTATTCAGGACCTCACGGGATCGCCCTGGTGGATGTGTACGCCGACGGCAAGACCACACCCGGGTGGGGCCGGATGTTCATGCCGAACTACAACACCAACCGGTTCCGGGCCGAACACCGGGCGAACACGTTCGACCGTTCGGGCGCACCGTTCGCCTTCGTGATGAGGTCCCTGGCCCTTGTGGCGATCGACATCGATCACCACGACGACGGTGGGCCGAACGGGCTGGAGGTGGCTCGAGGTCTGCACCTGTCGCCCACACTGTCCGAGACCAGCAGGTCCGGCAAGGGCCGGCACCTGTTCTACTCCACCTACACACCGTGGGATCCCGACACCGGGTTCGGAGCGTTCGACGACATCATCAGCCTGCGACCCGGCGTGGACGTACGCGCTACCGGCTGCGTCTACCACTACGAGACCCAGCGATGGGCGCCCTTCGCGATCGCGCCACTACCGCCGCACATCGAGTCCATGCTGGCACAGCACAAGACCCGGCGTGTCCGGGACAGCAAACAACTGCTCGCCATCAAGGCGGCAGGCATCGACAGTGAGGAAGCAGTCATCATGCACGACACCCTGACCCAGGAGCTCGCCAAGCCGATCCCGCACGGGAAGAGGAACAACTCCCTGTTCGCCATCGGATCCAAGATGATGAACGCCGGGGTCCCGGACTGGGAGTCCCTCATCACGGACCGAGGGCTCCAGATCGGTCTGGACTCCACCGAGGTCGACAAGATCATCAGCAACATCGGCACGTACCAGCCGTAGGAGGCTGGCGGCTTCCTTCACCGGGAAGTTCGAGGAAAGAGCGGCGAGGCCCACACGGGTCTCGCCGCTCTCTTTTTTTCTTCTACACTGGCCTCATGCCGAGAGCCAGGAACACAGCCATCACAGAAGTTGAGAAGAGAGTAAAGGAGCAGTTCAAGGTACCAAAAGGGCGTGCACTTCCACCCGAGGCCAAGGCCCCTGACGGGGCGTCTCGGGTCGACTCCCTCGTAGTACCGGATAATGAGCGGAATCGAATGCCGTTCACCAAGGACGACTACCTCATCCGGGAGGACCCGAACCTGGTGGCGTGGGAGCGGGAGCTGCGGAAGTTCCTGCGGAACCTCAGCCCGCTGCACGAACACCGCATCACAGCGTCCCTGGTGTACGAGTGGGCGACCAACCTCAACATCAAGGATCTGCACGCCGAGGAGGAGGAGCAGCGCGCCGCCGGGGTGGACCTGCGTGGCAAGTCGACCTGGCGCTCCGACCTGCGCAAGCTGAACAAGCTGCTGCGGGAGTACTTCGGGAAGCCGAAGATGACCCACATCATGGGGCAGAAGGTGCCCCGGGCGTACACGGTGCGCAAGGGGTACTACATCTACCGGCACCGGCCGAAGACCCTGGTGCTGTACTCCGAGTGGCAGGGCGGAGCGAAGCTGTGAAGCGGGACGGCGCACCCGGTGACTGGCACAACCACCGGTGGCAACCAGCGCTCGAACTGGCGCCCGACGAGAGGCGTGTGATGCCGCGGACCTTCCCCGACGTAGCGTGTGCCAGCCACCAGGCAGGCTGCGGATGCGCTGTGTGCGAGCCGATGCCCGCCGAACTGAAGCGCAAGCTACGTCGGGCGCACCGGATCAGATCTTGAGCTCGGAGGCGCGGTCCCGGACCTGTGTGTCCGCCTGAGGGCCGCCCTCCAGGCGCTGAAACAGCGTGGTGATGGAGTTCAGGTCCGCACCCATGATGGCCTGGAGGAAGATCGTTGCCGCGGTCTTGTCGAGCATGTCCGGGCTGTTCGCCCAGATCGACTGCCCGGTGCCGAACCGCTGCATCCACAGCCACTGGATCCTGGTGTCCAGACTGGCGCGGTGCTCGGCCGGGATCTCGTTGCGAAACCGGCGCTCGAGGTCTCCGCCGGTCACGAGGCATCCTCCTCGGCTTCCAGGAGCCCAGCCGTCAGGTCGACGAACTGCACCTGGTTCTGCGTGGACACGGCGGGGGAGGAGCCCGACCGGCGCAGGCCGACCAGCCGGTTCAGGATGAGCCGCTGGGCCGCTGTCGCCCGGCGCATCGAGCCCTTCACCTTGACCGACGGCGTGTTCGCCACGTGGAAGAGCTCGGAGCACACGAGGTACCACATCGGCGTGTCGATCGGGTCGGTCGTCGGCACCGGGTTGTCCGCGGTGTACTGGAGCGCCTCGCGCACTGTCTTCATCTTCATGACCAGATGCCCTCCCAGTCCTCTTGGTACGAGTCCGACATCGCTGTCGGGTGGAGCTGCTCCAGTTGCCCGAAGAAGTTCAGCTCCCGTGTGGCCTGCACGGCATACCGCAAGGCGTCCATCATGTGCGAATACTTGTCGTGCAGCGGCTTCTCGGTCCACTCCTGGAGCTTGGCGTTGTACTCGTACTTGAAGTTCTCGAAGCACTCCAGGACCCAGTCGCAGTTCGTCTCGTGCACGATCGTGTTGTAGAGCTGGAGCCGTGTCGCCTGGATGTCGGTGATCTCGTCGCCCCACTTCGAGCGGGCGTTCGGGATCTTCCATACGGTCGAGCTCTTCTTCAGCACGGCCACGTTCGGGAACTTCTCCCGCATCATGTCCGCCGGCGTGGCGTTGATCGCCTTCTCGTGGTGCTCGCCGTCCCACGGCAGGATGATCTGAGCGACCCGAGGAAACCAGGACTTCTCCCTCAGAACGTCCACGTACTCCGGCAGCGCCTTGCCGTGGCCCTCACCGCAGTCGTACAAGAACAGCCGCTCGTTGAACCACTGGAACGCGATCCAGCTCGTGGCATCGGACTGCTGCCCCGAGGCGCCGATGTCGAAGACCACATACACCGGACGGTTCGGGTAGAGGTTGAAGTCGGTGATCTGCTGCTGCTGCCGCATCGCGAGGTACGCCTCGCCATACACGGCCGCCGCGTCCATCTCCCCGAAGTCAACGTGGTACTCCTGGTTGAACATGCGGTCGTTGCCGAAGCGGCGCTTGTACGCATCGCGATCGATCTCCAACTGGGCCTCGGAGCGCACAGGCTCCAGGCCCTCACGACGCATCATCTCGTTGAGATCGTTGATCCCCCAGATGATCTCGCCGTAGTCCGGCGATCCGCGCATCGACTGCATGAGTTGCCACAGCGGATTCCGCCGCTTCCCACGAGGCGTCGAGGCGACCATGAGCCGCTTGTCCGGCGTCGAGGTGAGGATCGGCATGAGCCGCGGGATCGGATCCTCACGAGTGAACAGCGCCAGCTCGGTGAAGGCGTAGTCCTGGAACGACGTGCCGACACCGTTCTTGTCCCGCCCGGACTGAAAGTAGCCCTGGAGCTTCATCCTCGAGTCGTTGTTGAACCGGCCCTCCAGCGCGGTGTCGCGCCACACCGCCTGGTCGGAGGGCACGTTGTCCTGGAGCATCCGCACGAACTCGCCCGACTCGGGATCGTTGTACGTCTTGGTCCAGAGGATCTCGCGGATCATGGGGATGTCGAGGGAGACGTACGTGCCCGTGGTCTTCGGTGTCCGGAGCCGGGCCTCGCACATCTCCATCGACATGGACACGTCCTTCCCCGACTGCCGGGGCAGCACGACCACGCCGTACCGCTTCGTCCGCCACATCTTGTGCAGCGGCGCCTGGTACGGCCGGGGCCGGTAGAAGCGAGGGAAGGTCTGTGCCATCAGAACGGACGCACCTGCCCGAACAGCACCCAGTCCGCGAACGCCAACGCCGCGGCCAGCACCAGGAGTGCCACGATGCCGACGGCGGTGACGTTGAGGGCGCGCCTCACAGCTTCACCGCGCGATTGGACTCCTTCACGTACCGGTCGACATAGTGCTCGCCGGTCGCGCCGTTGAAGGTGACCTCCCAGTAGTAGTTGTCGACGACATCGGTCGAGACCAGCGCCTTCCAGTTGCCGAGCACCTTGGCGAACCAGACCACGTAGAAGTCGTCGCCGGTCTGCGTTCGCCAGTCCGTGGGATCGGCCTTCCGCTGGCGCTGCGTCTCGTCGTCAGCCGCCAGAATCTTGGCGATCTTGAGCATGTAGTCGACGTCGGTCATCAGATCGACACCCCGTTCTGTCGCAGGAAGGCGTCCAGCACCTGGCCGCCGACGTTGTCCGAGCCGTCGCCACCGGACCCGGCCTTCGACTGGAGCCCAGCCTGCGGCCCGTCGAACTGACCCGCCGGCGTGCGCGCCTGCCCGGCGGAGTGGTGCGCCTGTGCGGGAGCAGCGGCCGGAGGAGTGGTGGCTGGTGCGGCCTTCGCCCGGCGTGCAGCGACCTGCGTTCGGATCTGGTTGATCATCGGCTGCACCGGCACCGAGTAGCCCATGAGCTTCCCGTCCGATCGCAGCTCGTACGGCTTGGCGAAGGTGGCGAACTCGTCGGCCAGCTCCCGATCGAACTGCCGGGTGCCGGGCACCAGGTCGACGTTGTTCCGGAACAGGTCGATCGAGGCGTGCACCGTGTCGAAGACGCCCGAGAGCTCCTGCTTCCCGGCGTCGACACGAGCCTCGACCTCAGCGGCGAGCTGCTGCTTCACCACCTCCTGCCACTCCTTGGCGTCGGTGGAGTCCCGCAGCACCTCCTCGCCTTCCTGACCGTCGGCACGCGGGACCTTCTGCCCGACCAGCAGCCGCGGGTGCTTGTCGATCGCCTCGTAGTACTTGGCGTGCTGCGTGCGCGCCTCGGTGAGAGCAGCCTCCTTGAGGTAGGTGGTCTGCGCCTCCTCGAACCCGGTGGAGACCTTCGCCCAGTCGTCCGTCAGGGAAGTGGCATCGGGCCCTGTGGCGGCTGCGTCACCGTGATCTCCGCCGTCGGGTTCGCCAGATGCTGCGCCCGCTGCGTTCGCAGGAGCTGATCCAGCTTCTCCCGCGCTGGAGGCAGCAGCGGCGTCGCCGCCTCCACCACCGACGGCGTTCGGCGGAACTCCCTGCTCTCCTCCAGCTCCGCCAGCCGGTGCGCCAGCATCGCCTCGCGCTGCCCCAGCTCCTTCTCCAGCAGGTGCTGCCGATCCACTGTCTCCAGCAGGAGCACCGTCCGCCGGGCTTCCGTCACCCGCCGTCGCCGTGTCCGCTTCAGGCGCCAGGAAGCCCAGGATCGCTGCCATCGAAGACGCAGCGCCAGGCCCGATATCGAGGGCTTCCTCCTGTGCTGGATCCGTCGTGGCATCAGACACCGGCCTCCTCCTTCGCCTCGGCGTACGCCTTCGAGAACTCCTCGGGGGAGAACTCGAAGCCGAGCGCGTCCAGGTGGGCGGTCAGGCCCATGCCGTTGGCGAAGAGGTAGCCGCGAGCGTCGATCAGCGCCGCCGCCTGCACGTGCGAGTTCTTCGCCGTCGAGACCCACTCGGAGTTGCGCTTGTTGAGCTGGAGGTTCCACCCGACGATGAGCGCCTTGTAGAGCGGGAAGTTCTCCCGCATGTCCTCCTCGCCGACGAACGCGAGCGCCTCGGGGTTCTCCCTGACGATCTCGACGACGAGCTTGTGCGCGTCCATGAGGACACGGTGGTACTGGTCGGAGTATTCCTGCACCTCTTGCATCCGGATGTTCGTCCAGTTGCGGACGACCTTGATGCAGTCCTCCAGGGAGACCGGCTTGCCGAGGAACTTCTCGGCGTTGGACAGCACCTCGACCCAGCTCTTGAGCACGGAGTGCGTCGGCTCTTCCGCCGCGACGCCGATGGACGCCAGATCCTCCCGGTCCTTGGCCGTCATGGGGATCGCGTCCTCGGGCATGGCCTCGGGGTTCTCGTTCACAGTCGGTCCTTCCTGAGCACGCGCTCGCGGTACTCCTGCTTGACGGCTTCGATGACGGTCTGGATGTCGTAGCACAGGTCGTTCGCCACGTACGTCTTCTTGATCTCCTTCGGCACCAGTTCCCGGCTGCCGTAGTAGCGCTGCACGTCCGCCAGGTCGAACCCGGTCACACCACCGTAGGTGTGGATCTTGAACGGGAGGTGCGGCGCCTTGTAGATGCCGGTCTGGAACGACGGCAGAGTGACCTTCACCTCGGTGGTGACCGGCGCCCCGCTGCGGTCGCCCTCGACCTCGAAGGTCTCGGTGTAGCCGTCGGATCCCTTGATCGTCTGCTGCTTCACCGCGGCGCTGATGTAGCGCTGCACGCGACGACCGCGCGCCTTGGTGTGGGCGGGCTTGCGCACCTCGGTGCGGAACCAGACGTTGCCGTGCTCGTCCGTACGCACCGGATCGTTGGGACCGTGCGTGTTCTGGGTGACACCGGCGTGCTCGTCCATGTTGAGCGCGGGCGTGGCGTGGTCCTGCGCCACCGGCTGTCGCGGCTCCGGAGCAGGCTCGACGGGCATCGGCGCCGGCTCGGTGACTTGCCGCACCTGGAGCTGTGCGAGCTGCGCGACCGTCTTGGTCAGATCGCCGATGGCGGCCCGCATCGCGGCGAGCTCGTCCGGCTTGGGCGGGAACTCCTCCCGAGCGGCGACGGCGGACGGCTCCTCGATCGAGGGCAGCCCCCGGTCCTCGGCGAGCTGCTGGTAGATGTCCCGGAGCCGCTGCGTGGTGAAGTTGCGAAAGTGGCCTTCGGGCAGCGCGTCCTGCTCCTTGAGTGCACGCCAGTACGCGGCCTTGTCCTGCTGTGCCATCAGGTACTCCTGGGTGGGTTAGCTCTCATATCCGAGAGTGTACCTGACCCACAGGCCGGTCAAACGGCCCCGACTGCTACACCTCGCCAGGCTCGATGAAGGGCGCCGGCACGCCATTCGGGTAGTGCGTGGACGGATCCGACGGCGCCGACGCCCGCCCGTACTGGAACGTCTCGACCTCCCCGAAGCCGTACCCGATGTTGACCGAGATCGGAGCGTACCGGTACTGCACCAGGCTGATGTGCCCGTACGACATGAGCGTGTCGCCCACGTCATCCTGAACCGACTCGGCGTAGAACACCCACTCCTTCAGATCGCGGCCGACCTTCAGGAAGTCCTCGACATCCCACGGCAGCGGCCGAGCGTGCAGGTCCACCCCGTTCACAGGATCGTCATCGATCGTCGCGATCTGAGACTTCACGATCTTGCTCGTGTCCACCCGGCGACCGTGCCGATCCCAGCCTCGGATGCCATAGCGCATCCGGCCGAGGAAGCTGCCGAGCATCACGTTCGCCTGGTCGAGGCGACACCAGGCATCATGCGCCCGGTTCGCGCCCTGCGTGTTCGTCTCGATCTGCCACGGGATGGCGCGGTATGAGGTCTCGCCGGAGTCGGAGTACTCGTCCAGGGTCTCCTGCGTGTCGAAGACGAAGATGGCATCCGGCCGGGTGATCGCCATGTAGATCTTCCCGCCGATCTCCAGCGTGTGCAGGCTGTTCGCCTGCACCAGCCAGCGCGACCAGGAGGACTCGAGCTCCGAGTCCATCACCCAGATCTCGTTGCCCATGCACCCCGACTCCAGCGCTTCGCCGTCGGGGTTGTGCACGACGTAGTAGATCCGTCCGTCGAGGTGACTGGAGACGATGTTGCGCTTGTTGATCAGCTCCAGCCATTTGTTGCTGATCGGGTCGGTCTGCGTGTTGTGGCTGATCCGGTAGTTCGCCGCGGTCGACTTCATGAGCTGCTCGTCGAGCGGGTGGTACAGCGCCTGATCCACCACCTCGGTGCCCCACGGAGACACGGTGCCCGGGGTCGCCGTCGTCTCCTCGAAGCCCATGATGAGCGTCGAGGAGTCCAGTCCGGTCACCTCGGCCGGCGCCATGTAGTACGACGTCGAGTAGCCGTCCACACCCATGCACATCACCACGAGCGTGTCGACGGACTGCGGGTTCTGCCACAGCTTCACAGCTGCCGGGATGAGCAGGTTGCCCGCCGTCAGCGTCTTGAAGCCGCCGCCGCGCGTCGCCGAGAAGTTCGTGTACTCCCCGAGCTGATTGCTCGACCAGATGATCCGCGCCGGGTTCTGCCGGTCGTTCACCAGGATCACCCGGTCGCCCGCCACGGCGCCCTGCGCAGCAGAGCTCGGGCGGGTGTAGTTGGTCTCACCTTCGACCGGCAGCGTCCTGAGCACGTCGGAGAACTCGGACACCGGGGTGTGCTGGATGAACCGGCCGCGAGCCGAGAGCGGGTCGACCTCGCGCCAGTCGATCGTTCCGATCATCTGCGCGTCGGTCGGCACGGCGCCCTGATCCGACCAGGCGACCATGTAGAAGTTGATGCCTGTGGCGCCCTCGGCGAACGCCTGCACCCTGGCGGCGTCCGCGACGAATATCACGAGCTGATCGCAGCAGCGATCGGGATCCGTCGTCGCGGTGCCGGATGGTCCACCGGCGGCATCGGCTGTCTCCCATTGCCACTGGGACCACGGACGCTTCACCTTGACCGTGGACATCTGCGAGGCCATGGTCTCGCCGAGGTCGTTGTAGAACGTGTAGAAGTAGCCGAAGTTGTAGACGTTGTCCGTGGAATCGGAGTCGATCAGCGTTCCAGTGAGGGGCTGTCCGGCACTGCCCGCTGTCGGGGTTTCCTCCGACGGGAGCGGGGACTGGTCTCCGTTGATCCAGGCCGCCTCGGGCAGACGGATTCCCGGCCCGTTGCTGACGCCCCACTCGGGGATGCTGATCTCGTTCGGGGCGACCAGCATCTTGTCCTCGCCGACGAAGAAGATCCGCACGGTGTCCAGCGCGTTCGGGCTGTCCGGCAGCGCGAGGATCTTGTTGTCGATCTGGAGGTAGCGCACGTAGCGCGTGTCCTCGGTGAACGTCATCTCCGAGGCGCTGCCGGAGAACCCTGCCTCGTCGAGCTCGATCACGTCGTAGAGGTTGGTGCCGGAGTTGTACCTCGCCACCTTGAACGTGATCTCGTTCGACTGCTCCCGCACGGCGAAGAGCAACGCCTTGGTGCCGTCGTCCAGGAAGAACGTCTCGACCGAGCCGATGAGGCCCTTCGTGTTGAAGTTCGTGGTCAGCCAGTCACCCTCGGGGAACACCGACCGGAGCGCAGGACGCACGGCCAGTGCACCCTCGCGCGTCAGCCAGCAGTTCTCCATGATGCGCAGGCTGGTCGGGTCTGCCAGTCCGGGAGAGTACGCCGTCGACCAGCCGGTGAACTCGCGCAGGTACGCACGAGACAGCGGCCGGTCGATCGGCGGCGGAGTCTTCGGCTTCGGAGGCACGTGCTACCTCCGCTCGTCGGCGTGCGGGTGAAGCTGATCCCAGTTGCTGACGCCGAAGATGTCCGACTGGATCGGCACGGTCCACTCGTTCATGTACGGGTGGTCGGTGTTGCGATCGTCACGCTCGTTGAGCTGGTAGTACAGGTCCTTCCACATGCCTTCGAGAGTCTGCGCTCGCGGCTGCATCACCGGGTCCGTCATGCAGAACAGGAATGCCGCACGCAGCAGCACGACGTCCGGGTAGTCGAAGTCGATGAGCTGCTGACGCACGGCGTCCGGGACGGTGACCAGATCGCCCTCGTCGTCCGTCGGATCCTCGGGGAGCTCGAACATGATCGGCTCCCGCATCATCGGGACCACGATAGTCCAGCCCGCCTCGTGGGAGCTGATCGGCCGGGAGAACTTGATCGTCTGCCGGGTGATCGCCGCCCACAGTCCGGAGCGGCCGGGGTACTTCTCCAGCTCGTCACGAGGCAGGAAGTACGCCCAGGTCCGGGTGACGTCATTCTCGTCACGCAGGCGCACGGCATCGCCACCGATGATCCGCGGTCGCAGCGACCCGGGGATGTCGAAGCTCTGCATCCCCTCGGTCGCCTGCCCGAACTCCTGGGTGGACGAGTAGTACGACCACTCCCGCTCCAGGGCGTTCGCACGCAGCGCTCGGTTGATGAACATGGTGACGCTGCGATACCGGTCGAGCTCCGGCTGGTACTGGAGGTCCAGGCCGTGCAGCATGTTCATGACCTCCCGGACGCACTGGTCCAGGGTCATCGCGACGTTGTAGTTGGGCATGATCACCACGTCCGAAGGGTCGCGCCCTCGGGGCGCTTCCGAATGCTGGGTGCGGCAGCCACACCCTGATTCTCCGGCCTGCGTGACGACCCGAGGCTGGTGGCCTGCGCCTCCCAGCCCTTCCAGTCACGGGTGCCCTGAGAGACACCCGGGTCGTCCCAGACACGGCCGGTGAAGTCCGCGGCCCGGCGTGCGTAGTCCGAGGTGTACTCCTTGGTCCGCTGGCGCTCGATGTCCGGCGACACGAAGTCCGCGGCGTCCCGTCCGCCTGCGACCCAGTCGATCAGGCTCCTCTCGGCACCGATGCGCGACTGGAGCGTCCCGCGCTCTCCTCGGAGCAGGTACTGCTGCGAGTCGATGTTCGCGAGCTGGGAGAACGTGTCCGCCATCGAGCCGTAGTAGTCGTCGAAGATCGCACCACGGTCGGCATTCGCCTGGAGCTCCTCGTTGATCCGGGAGGTCCGGGTCGCGTTCGCGAGGTCGGTGAGCCCGGACTCGACGGAGGAGCGGGTGTCGTAGTAGGACCGGTTGATCTCCGACTGGTTGGCCGAGAAGTTCCGCAGCGCACCGAGCTGGGAGCGGAGCACGTCGCTCTCGCCGGCGCCCTGGCTCAGCGCCTGCGCCACCGCGTCCCCGCGCTCTCGCGTCATGTTGATCAGGTTGGAGAACGACGAGTCCGACTCAGAGGCGTCGTTGCTTGAGAGCGCCTCCTGGAAGTCTCCCAGCGACGACTTGTACGTCTGCTTGATCTGCCCCATCTTGGTCTGGAGGCTTCGTGAGACACCCTGCAACAGCGTGTCCCGTGCACCCTTCAGATCACCCTGCACCAGACCCTTGAGCGCCCGCATCTGGCGACGGTTGACGTTGATCTGCCGCTGCGTGTCGTCGAGCTGCGAGGAGAACTGGCGGATGTCACGACGCGAGGTGTTCGTGGCCGCCTTGTTCGCCTGCTGCCGAGCCTTGTTCGCAGCCGCAGCCGCAGCCGAACGTGCGGCCGCCGCAGCCCGCTCGGCCGGTGACGGACCGGACGGCGTGGAGCCACCGCCACCGCCGGTACCGGACGGCGGCGCCGGCGGGGTGTATGTGGGGACCGATGCGGACTTCGGGATCTTCCGTGTCTGTCCGGACTTCTTGTCCACCACCGTCCGCGTCTGCGGGATGTAGACGATGGTGCCTGCGTCATCAACGATCTCAGCCATGGGTGCCTCCTCCTTACAGGCCGTAGCGCTTGCGGATCTCGGCCACGTCGAGCGTCTCCATACCAGCGGTTGCCGCCGGTAGGTCGAAGTCTACTTCGGCCACCTGCGCCTGGTCGGCAGCACGCAGGCGCTGACCCGCGAACTCCCACACCTGCGCAGGTGTGACGCCCGTGCCGCTGGCCTGATTGAGCTGAGCCAGGCCCTGCACGACGTCCTGAGTGGTGTAGCGGTTGCCCGCCGACACCATCTCGTCGAACACGGCACCGAGCACCTGCTGCTCAGCACCGCCAGCCGCCTGAGCCATCGACGCCTGGTTGACCGTCTGGGTCGCCTGGGTTCGAGCATCCGCCACGGCTTCACCGAAGGTGCTGCCGCGTGCGTCGGTCGCCGTGCTCGTCAGCGCTGTGCTGGACATCTTGTCGAGGAGTGCCTGCCCGATCGCACGGTCGAGCTGGAGGTACTCGTCGAGCTGGTCGGTGTTCATGTCGCGGGTGCGCAGCAGCTCGGTGACCCGGTCTCGCCGGTCGTCCAGGCCGCGGCGCTCGCCCGACGGCGCGTCTCGTGTCGCCAGGAGCTCGGTGTTGAAATCCACCGCCGCACGCTGCATCGGAGTCAGCGCCGAGTACTGCTCCGTCGTGAGCTCACTGGCACGCTCGGTGCGTCCGGAGCCGACGATGCGGTCGAAGTACTCGGAGCGCCGCGCGCGCGCCTCATCGGCCTCGGCGGTACGCGCACGCTGCCGCCCCTCCATGAGTTCCGGCGCCTGCTCGGACAGCGGCGTGATGGTCCGCTCGACCAGCTCCGGCGGCTCGAACGGGCTGGGGCGCCGGAGCAGCATGGCGGGGTCTGGCCGGGGCGCTGACGGCTGCTGACGGGCCGAGGGCACCGGAGGCGGGGTCCACTGCCGCTGAGCCGGTGCAGCGTCCTGGAAGCCAGGGCGGCTGGACTGTGGCGCCGAGAAGCCGGGGCGTGACGATTGGGCAGGCTCCCGGGACGCCCCGGCCCCGCGGCCCCAGTTGAAGGAGCCGCCGTCCGTGAGGTCACGTGCCGCATTGACCAGGTTGTCCCAGAAGCCTGCCATCGATCACACCTTGCCCTTGTTCAGCCGTCGCTGAAGCACCACCACGGCACGCGACGGATTCCAGATCTCTCCGTCCGCCACGGTGCCGAGGTCGCGCTGGAGCGCGAGGAAGTACTTCGGCCCGACCTTGCCATCCAGCTTGCCGTGGTAGCGCCGGCGCTTCGCGAGGACGCGCTGGTGCGCCAGGATGACCGCGGACCCGCCGTCACCGGCGACGCCCGTCCAGTCCCAGCCGACCGTGAGACCGGAGTTGCCGTTCTTCCAGACAGCCTGCTGGTTGGAGACGACGCCGTCGCGAGTGGTGCGCAGCACCTGCTGGAGACGGTTGGTGGTCTCGCGACCCCACCGCCCGTCCACATCGATCTTGCCGCGCTTCTTCTTCGGCGGCTTCGCGATCGGCCGCGGCGTCCCGCCGATGAGCACGGAGTGGTGGCTGCGCACCAGCGACAGGTAGTACTTCCAGGGGAAGTGCTTGCCCGGGTCGGTGTGCGTCGACTTGCGGTAGACGTACGTCGCATCCACGTGGCCGATGAAACCCTTGAGCCCAGCCCGCAGCCCGAACTGCGTGAGCTTCCGGATCGGGATGTTGTACTTGAACACCGCCTCAGCCGCGCACAGCGCCGAGTTGTCCAGCGTGGAGAGGGAGTACTTGTCCGCCCACTCGTGCTCGCTCTGCCGGGCGTACCCGGCCATCTCGATGTTGTACGAGCGGTGATTGACGCCCGGCGTGGTCCAGGAGATCTTCGAGTCCGGGATCACCTGCACGCGGGTGTCGGAGTCGACGCACCACTGCGAGTCGGCGAGCACGTTGTCGAAGTACTTCGCCACGTCGAGCGCGACCTGTGGGCGCTCGGGCGCCTCCATCGTGTGCGCCACGATGAGGTCGGTGCTCTGGCGCTCGACCAGGGTGCGGTCCTTGATCCGCGTGATGGTCTTCACCACGACTCGTACTCCTTCGGGGCGATCGGCGTCTTGCTCGCCGAGAGCGAGGTCTGCAACGCGACGAGCACGCCGAACAGCGCCTCGACCCAGTTGCCCTCGGCGATCTGCCAGGCGCCGAAGATCAGCGCGACGAGGTCCACGATGAGGTACACCACGAGGCGCGCCTTGGGTGGCAGGAGCTGCTCGATCAGTTCGTTGATGGATGTCATGACGGGTCCTTTCCTTCACCAGCAATGTTCTCACGACGCCGGGCTTCGGCCCATGCCAGCACGTCCCGGTTCTCCTTCACGTACTTGTCGGAGTCGGAGACGTGCTTGATGAACATGGCCTGCAACGAGGCCAAGTTGTTCCCGATGTCGATGAGGCGTTCGGTGTTCTTGTCGGTGGCGTCACCGAGGTTCTTCGAGCCGTGGTTGGTGCGGATAGCTTTCCGCGTCCCATGCTGCATGAATGCCACCACGACGACGCCTACTGTCGTGAGTACGGTACCAAGTAGTCCGATGATCGCCACCAAGACCAGAGGGTCTGCCTCCCGCAGGTACTCCATGATCACGTCGACTCCTTCCACACCCCGGCGACGTTCAGTCCGAGATTGACCTGCTCCCACACTCCGGCGACGTTCAGCCACACCACGACCGGATACCACACGCCACCCACGTTGAGGTGCGGAAACAGCGTGGCAACACTGCCCGTCGTCGAGACCGATGCTGGCACCGATGCACCTGAGTTGTCGGGAGATGCGAGCGCTTGTATGTCCGCCCAGTACGTGGTGCCCGGGATGAAACCGCCGTACCCGACGCCGACGACGCTCGGAGGTTGTACGTGATCCCGCACGAGGTTGGCCATCGCCGAGTCCGTCGCGATCCTCAGCCGATAGCCGTCGAGCGTGGCACCGTTCAGCGCCGGCTCGACCCAGTCGAACTCGATGGTGGTGTCGGTGACGGTACCGAACGTCACGGGCGCGGGATCGTCCGGAGCGATGATGATCGTCGTGAAGCTGACCCAGGCGCCCCAGTCCGACCAGCCAGCCGAGTTGTGTGCGGCGTGCCGGAAGAAGTACTCGGTACCCGACGTCAGGTCGGTCATCCGGGTCTTCACCCACGAGCCCATGGTTCGCAGCTCTGCGCCGACCTCCGTGGCCGAGGTGTTCCACTGCACCCGGATGTCGTCGGGCGCCTGGCCACCGTTGTCGGCGATCTTCGTGCCCATGCCGGACGCGCTGTTCCGCGTGATCTCCTGCGCGGTGTAGCTGTGCGGAGCAGACGGCACCTCGGGAAGCGTAGTGACTGTCCGCGTGGTGGAGAACGCTCCAGTCTTGGTGCCGTCCCACCACACCCCGAAGAACCTGGTGCGGATGTAGTACGTCTTGGCTCGCGACAGGCCAGCGATGGCGACGAAATCATCGCTGTGATCGTAGGTGTCGGAGTGCACGATCTGGGAGAAGTCCGAGGTCTGCGAGACCTGCACGCGAACGCTACGTCCATCAGTGGGTCCCCGCCAGAAGTCGCCAGACCCTGGCGCGAAGTCGCCCCAGTGCACCTCGAAGCCGGTCGAGGTGATGCTCTGAGTCGTAGGCTGCGGAGCCTGAGACGGAGCAGCCGTCGGCCGTCGTGGAACGGTCAGCGTCCGCTGGACGAAGGACGTCCCCGAGCCCCAGGTGAACGTGCCGTACAGCTCGGTCGTGAACTCCTGTGTGCTATCCCAGGAGGCGACGTACTCCTTCTCGACCTGATCGAACTCTCGCACAGCACCAGGCGGCAGCTCGATCGTGTTCGAGCCAGTGATGTGGCCTTCCCAGATGCCAGTTCCGTCGACCGTGGTGGCGGTGAGGTTCGTCTGCTGCTTGAGGAGCCACTCGACGACGTAGCTCGGGCTTGCCTCTGTGACGTCGTCCAGCACATTGAAGTCGATGCCGACACGCTGCCCGCGACTGGGACTACCACCGTATGCGTAGGCGCCCCATAGCGTTGCCATCAGCGCCGCCTACGGGGTGTACTGGAGGTAGATGTCGCCATCCACGCCACCAGCCGGCGCAGCAGTACCGCGGGTGATGCCGTTCAGATCGAGCACTACGGGCACACGATCGGGATCGAGCTCACCGGAGACGACGGCGTCGGCATCGTGCGTGTGCACGGCGGCCGCGAAGTCCTCGACGTCCGACTCGCTCGCTGTACCGAACGTCGGCTTGTCGTCGATGTCGCCCCACTCGACTACCGGATCCGCCACCTCCGCCCAGTCCCAGCCGTCCAGGCCATCCGAGATCGGAGCGTAGCCCGCGGGCTGCCCGAGCGCGGAGAGCGTGCCGTTGAACGACTGAGCGTTGGCCCAGCGCACGTCGTAGTTCGTGGCCGAGTCCTTGATCAGGACGTTCCCCGCTGCACCACCGACCGGGAGCAGCGCGAAGTCGGAGATGCTCTCCAGACGTGCCTTGTCGTCCAGCGTGAACATCGTCTCGCGCGGGCCGGGTACACCGACGATCATCGTCGGGTATTCAGTGACCATGGTTCTCTCCTCTCACACCAGCGACGGGCCGAGCAGTTCGATCGGGTCAGCGCACAGGTACCCGATGCAGCCCTCACCGAGAACGATAGCGAGCTCCGCCGGGTCGTTCACGATCGCACCGAGCATCGGCTTCTCCTGCGCCTGCGCGTCCAGCCAGAGCTGCGCCGTCGCGTCGGCAGCCACACCCAGCCAGTCCCAGTGATCCATGGCTTCGTTCATCGCCACGGGGTCAGCCAGGTAGTCATTCGTCCAGATGTGACCCCAGGACGTGTAACCGATCGACGCGATCCAGTCGGCGTACGACGTCGCCCGTGCGTCGGCGAACTTGAAGATGACCTGCTCTCGTGGCTCGTCGTACAGCTCGTCCAGGATCTCGAGGATTTCCTCGCGCTCCGGCTCTCCGGCCTTGAACTTCAGGTCCAGGAGGAGGACGTGCGAATCGACGTACGGAGCGAGCAGCTCGTGGATCTCGACGTACTCCTGTGGCTCCGGGAACGCAGGGTCCGGATCGGAGCCGACGTTGTTGTTCGGCAGCGAGCGGATGTAGTTCCAGGAGTTCAGGTACGGGTCGGCCGAGTAGCCGGTGACGCTGCTCGTGCGCGTCAGCGTGCGATCGTGCAAGCCGAACCACACGCCGTCCTGCGATCGGGAGACCGACAGCTCCAGCGCCATCACGCCCCGCGCGACGCACTCGGTGTAGCCGCGGTGGCTGTACTCGGCGTAGTTGTCCGAGCCGCTCCGGTGAGCGACCGCAAAGCCGGGCTCCTGCCCGAGCTTGTAGATCCGGTTCTTCCCGTGCGGCATGATCCCCATGGTCATGCCACGCAGGTGCGAGCCGTCCCAGTAGTCCCAGTCGACCACCGGCACGGTGTCCGTGTCGTTCACCGCCACCTCGAACATCACGCACCTCGCAGAGCGATGGCGGCGCCACCCATCTGAGTAACCGACCCGCCACCGGAGGTGATGACGTGCTCGTTGAAGTCGATCACCGTGGTGGTGGCAGCGACGTCGATCCAGGTCAGCGCGGCCGCATTGTCCACGCGGGTGATCGCATCGACGAACGAGGTCATGCCGTTCGACCAGGTCGCCGGGATCGGGTACGGCACGCCGGCGCCGTTGTTACCGCAGTGGATCGACAGCACCAGGCCGCCAGCCGATCCGGCGAGCTGCGGGATCGTCACGAAGTTCGCAGTGCGCCCGGTCGATCCGGTACCGGCGACCAGCAGGGCATCCGTGAGATCCACGCCGAGCACGCGGAACATGACTCCCGCGTCGCGACCGCCGGAGGACACGGTGAAGGTCTCGGGTCCAGCAGGCACGGAGCCGGTGATCGGGTAGCCGAAGACGTACAGCGACCGGTTGTCACCCGTGGTGTATGAGGCCAGTGTGTCCCAGCCGACCGGCGCGGTCCAGGTCGCTCCGGTGTTCTGCGACGTGACGGCGGCCACGAGGTAGTCACCGGAGATGGCGTCCGCGGGCACCGGGATGTCGAGGGTTGTGTCCGTGTCGATGGCGTCCTCGGCGCTGCCAGCCACGACCTCCAGGTCGGTGACGAGGGGAGCGATGCGGCCGATCACCGTACCCGGCAGGGTCGGAGCGGGCAGCGGTGCGCCGGTCTCCAGCACGATCAGCGGGTTGTCGGCGAACGGGACGTCGAGGTCAATGTTGCCACTGCTGTCCGGGCCGATGCCCTCGACCGTGAGCACCTGCCCGCCGCTCTCGATCGCATCGACACGGTTGTTGAGCTGCTCGATCTCGGCACGATCGCCCTCGGTGAAGGGCACCTGATTCGGGTAGGGCACCCCGGTGATCGTGGTGAGCGGATCCGGCGCGGCCATCGTGACCTTGATGTTGAACGCCGGGTAACCGGAACCGTCTGCGTTGACGAGCGCCGAGTCGAACTCGGTGTTGCGCAGGAGGATCATGTCGCCCTTGACGACGACGGAGGTGTAGCCGGTGCCATCCTCGAGGATGATGGCGTACTCGTACTGCCCGGCCGTCAGGTCGAGGTCGGCCGCCTGCACGTCGAAGCGAGCGTAGCCAAGCTCACCCTCGGTGACCGTGCCTTCGAGATCGATGGCCGCGGTCACATCCCCGTCCTGCTGGTCGTTGTACGGCCGCACGACCATGCGGATCTGGGACTCCAGGATGTTGACCGGAGAGTTCGCGGTGTCCACGAAGGAGACTCCGAACGACACGGACTTGCGCTGCTCCAGCTCCAGAGTGAGCGGGGTGCGCGGGGTGTTGCTGGCCGATGCCATCGGGCCTCCTTCAACAGGTTTCGGACGCAGAAGCCGGGCCAGGTGAAAGGAGCGAAAGCCCTGGCCCGGCTTCTACATGGTGAGGATACGGCCGTCAGGCCGGCGGAGCACCCTCGGGAGGCGGTCCGCCGTCACCCTCGGGCGGCGGACCACCCTCGGGCGGACCCTCGCCGCCGCCAGCCGTGGCCTCCTGAAGGGCCTCGATGCCGACACCGGCGAGCTCCTGGATCTGCTGGAGCAGTTCGATGAGCTGGTCCATGGATCAGGCCCTCCGGGTGAGGACGGCGGTACCGTCGTCGACGGTCTGGCCGACAGCCACCGCGGACACGTCCGGCGCCGAGGCGTCGGTCGTACCGGCCGTGGTGACCTCGAACAGCTTCCCGTCGAGCGACACGTACTCGCCCGCCGAGTATGCGGTCGACTCGGCGTGAGCCTCGATGTCGATCGGGTCGTCGTTCGTGAAGGCGACGTCGCCGGACTCCAGCGGCAGGCTCGGGTCGAGCTGGTCGGTGGAGTTGTACGGCGAGTGGAACCAGCCCGGACGCGACTTGAGCGTGTCCGCACCGGACAGCGGGTACGTCTCCGGCGAGACCGAGAGCTGCGCACGAGCGGCGGCGACCATGTCGGCGACGCGGTTGAACGAGTCCTCGGTGTCCACGTAGGTGGCGTTGGTGCCGGAGATCTGGTCGCCGGTGATGGCAGCCCCCTCCAGGAACAGCGGGACGACACCCTCCGAGAACTGGTCGATGACCCAGCAGTCGTAGGAGAAGTCCTGCACGTACTCGGTGCCCTTGAACCGGGTGCCGCCGTCTTCCTGGCGACGCTCGGAGAAGTGCTCGTACGTCTGCACGGCGTTGGCGTACGTGGCCAGGCCGACGACCTGACGGAGCGTACGACCGGCCGTGTCGGTCGTGGCGACCGGGTCGACGACCAGGCCGGGGTCCACGGTGAAGACGCGGGGCAGGAACTCCGGGTGGATCTTCTGGAGCTTCCAGGAGCCCTTGAGCGTACCGAGGTAGCCCATCGCGTTGGCGCCCGAGATGTCGCCGTCCTTGAGCAGCTTGAACGCGCTCTCGGTACCGGCGCCCTGGTCGATCAGGTAGTTGATGAACGCCAGCTCCAGGGCCGAGGTGACCAGGAGGAAGCGCTCGTTGTTGCCGAAGTTGCTGTCGAACCAGTTGTCCGAGAAGAGCAGCGTGAGCTGGTCGACCGTGGCGAGCGGGTTCGCGTTGTCCAGGAACATGCCCTGGATCGTGGCGAACGACGGCTGGATCTCGTTGTCGTAGTCCTCGCCGGGCTCCGCGACCCACTTGTAGTCGCGGGCGTCACCCGTGTGGGAGATGCGCGCGGCGTCCGTGGTGAACGGCGTCGGGTCGTCGGCAGCGGTGCGGGGCACGAGCTTGCCGGTCATGTGACCGGTGACCGCCGCGAAGAGGCAGTACTTGTCGTGGTCACGCAGGACCGTGGTCTGCATCTTCCGCGCGGTGTACTCCTGCGGAAGGTTCTTGAACGGCGAGTACTGGAGCTGCTCGTCGAACACCGTGAAGCCGAAGCTGCGGTGACGCGACATCGAGTAGCGCCGCCACTCGATCGGGGGCAGTCCGTTCTTCCACTCGGAGGTGAACTCGCTACCGGAGTAGTGGTCCGCACCGATGCGGGAGATGTCGGCGTCGACGATGTAGTCGTCGACACGGATGTCCGGTACCAGGATCGACCGCTTGTTCGGGTTGGGCTTGATCTCCGAACCCGTGAACATGCCGGCGACCGGGGACGTGATGCGCAGGATCGTGGCAAGAGCCATCTGGTACTCGGTGAGAGAGTCCTTCTGGACGGGAGCGACCATCAGCGCACCTCCTTCCTGTCTTGGCGGGTATGCCTGCCGGTCAGCCCGGCGTTGTCAGTACACATGATCTACTGCACAGGTGCAGGAGTCGAAATCGGCACAGCAGTTTCAGGCCGCGGTGCGCCACTAGTTGGACTTGAGATACCCAGTTGTTCGAGCAGAGCCTGCTGAGTCTGTGTGATCAGCGAGATCTGCTCCTGCATCTGCTTCAGCGCATCAGCAGACTGAACATTGCTCTCATTCATAGCCTCGAAGGCGTTGTTGATTCCGTCTTCCAGAGCCTGCACCTGCTGCCCCTGCATGACGTTGTCCTGCGTCGGACCCTCCCGGAACACCTTCGAGAGCTCGTCCGCGTGCGCGGAGCCGGAGAGCTGGATCTGCTTGTCGATGATGAACACCATCGCGGCCGCCGCCTTCGACAGCATGGCCGGGTCGCCCGACCCTGCGATGGCGTTCATGGACTGGGAGAGCGGGATGAACAGCTCGTTCAGGATGCGGAGCTGCTTCTCGTCCTCCATCTCGACCAGCGAACCGGGCACCGCACGAACGCTGTAGACCGTCGCCATCTCGGACAGCTTGATCGAGAGGTGGCCCTCCCTATCGAAGAGGGTCTCATCGAGGCCCGCACCCACCAGCGCACGCCGTGCATCCGCCGTCGGCGTCAGCTTGTCGACACCCTTCATCTCGGCGAAGAACACCGTCAGCGCGTACGAGCAGTACCGGGAGAAGAAGTTCTCGACGGCCTTCTGGTAGTTGTTCGTCGTGATGTCGACGAGAGCTTCCTGCGCCTCGACACCCTGAGGCGTCGCACTCATCCCGTTCCCGGCAGTGGCGGCCATCTGCTGATCCGCGGCACCGACCAGGTTGATCATGCTGCCCTGGTTCTGCTGGCTGATCTGCCCGTACTGGAGCAGCGTCTGGGTGTTGACCTCGAAGGCTTCGATCTTCGCCGTCGGGTTCGGGATGTGCGTGTACTTCCCCGGGCTCATGTTCGGCACACCGTTCAGTCCGGTGCCGAAGCCGAGGATCGTGGGGTTGATGTTCTTGTACCAGAGCTTCATCGCTCCGTTCAGCATCAGGTCCTGGAACTCCTGACGCCCGTACACCAGCGCCACCTGCGACTTCCCGAGCGGCTGCTGCGGATCCTTCTCCAGGATCAGGAACTGCACCGGATGGCGCTTCAGCGGGTCCTTGTTCTTCTCGATGCGCAGCAGGGCCTTGGTCTTCGCATCGAAGGTGAGGAACGGGTCACCGTACGAGTTGTACCAGGTGATGACCTCGTAGCCATCGGGGATCGTGTGCGCCCGCTTCTCGGCGTGCGACACCGACTCCTGCTGCTTCGACGGCGGCCGCGAGCGCGCCAGCAGGCGCAGCGCCGGGATGTCCCAGCCAGCAGGCTGGTTGCGGATGAGCGAGATGATCTCGCCCTTCGACAGATACCGGCGCACGAAGATCTCCGGCGCCTTGCGTGCATCCTTCACGCCCGGCTCGGGGAAGACATCCTGGTAGTGCAGCGAGTCGTACTCCATGCACCAGGTGCCGTCAGCCTCCTGCTTGAGCACGGGCACGACGGCGTCGAAGCCCAGGGTGAACGAGCTCATCACCGAGGCGAACAGGTTCTGCTGCATCTCGTTCGAGTTCGTCTCGTCGCCGATGATCTTCGAGCGCAGGATGTGCTTCGCGAGGATGCCGTTCGGCTGGTCGTCGTCGAACTCGCAGATCACCTCGACGTTCGGCGTGTGCTGCACCACGATGCGCGCGACCCGGCGCACCATGCCAGCGATCTCACCCGAGCTCACATTCGGCAGGTCAGGCTTGCGCGAGACGACCTCGGCATCCGCCATCATCTCGTACTTGTCGTAGTGCTCCACCCGCTTGCGGTGCTCACTGCGGTAGAACTCGAAGCGCTGGAACAGCTCCTGCCCTCGCTTCGAGATCCCCGAGAACTTCAGACACCCGTCTCGGTCTTCGGACCTGTAGTCATACCAGTTCTCGAAGTCCTCCACCGGCTCGAAAGCCATCATCCCTACTGCCACTGGTTGAGCCTTCCTCGCTGGGACGCGAACCGCTGACGACGCAGGGTTGCGCGGCGCAGGATCGGTCGAGACGTGTTGATGCTGTACAGAGCCCGAGCATACGGGCGATCGATGCGCCGCGGCGTGTTCATCCGCTGCACGTAGCCCGACCCGTACACGGTGCCACCGCCGTAG